AGCGGCAGGTGTAGAAGGAACACTTACTCCACCCCCTCCACCACCTCCACCACCTCCACCAGAGCTAGCGGCTCCGCCTCCTCCTCCTCCACCGCCTCCACCTGCACGGCTGGCGCTAGCACCTCCACTAGCACCTCCACTAGCACCTCCGCCAGCGCCGGAAACATTACTACCCATGCCACTGGTTGTAGTGGGTTTGTTTAAATTAGTAATTGATGCTGTTAAATTAGTTAATGCAATATTAGTTGATAATAACGTTTTATTCAATGTAGATATTGTAACTTCTTGTGTCTCAGATGCTTTGGTTAATTTTTTAGCATCTTCTCTAGCTTGTTTAGCTATTATTTCATCTTCTTTTGCTTTATCAGCAATAATTTTAGCTACATTTCCTGCTTCCGGGGCACCTGTAACTGCCGGTTTATCAACCATAGATTTACCTACACTCTTACCTACTTTTTCACCTACAATTTCACCACCTTTACTACCTAACCAACCACCAACTGCCGCTCCTAAAAGTCCACCAATAAGAGTTCCTACAACCGGTACAACTGAACCAATTGCGGCTCCGGCGGCTGCTCCTCCCCAAGCGCCGGCTGCGCCACCGGCTGCTTGACCAACGCCTGTTCCAACAGCTTCAGATTTCTTAACAGTACCTTCGTCTTTAGTTAATTCACCTCTTTTAATCTGGTCGTCTACCTCTTTAGCACCTTGATATGCAGTATATGCGCCGGCGCCAACCGCTAATACGCCGGCAGCAGGCCCTGCAAATCTACCAGCAGTACCAGCCATTTTACTTAATGCACCCGCATCTTTAACTGCGGATGCTCCTTTAACAAATCTACCTTTACTATCACGTGGTCTGTCTGGTTTATCTTTACCTTTACCTTTTTTGTCAGGTATATTAGGGCCTCCACCGCCCATCTTGTTCATCAGTGCGCTTGCGGCCATCTTACCTAATGCAAGTGCGGCTGCTGTAGCCGCGGCTGCTAATGCTAAAGCGGCAATTGTACTTGCATCAAATCCTTTTAATAAAGGATTGAATGAAGCAATTAATTTATCTAAGGCAACTTTAGCCGCAATTTCTGTTTCAGTTAAGTTGTTTCTAGCAATCTGTGCTGGGTCAGTTGCGGCTGCGCCGCCTGCGCCTTTTTCACCTGATGCTAGTCCTGCTGTTTTACCTTGTGCATCTTTTAATGCGGCTTTCTCATCACGACTGCCCATTCTACCGTATGCTTGAGCAGTTTCAGTGCCACCTAATCCTAATGCTTTACCTACACTTTCACCACCATATACAACTGCTGAACCTGCACTAAGAAGCATTTGTTCACGCTTCTTCTTCATGTCCTCACGATTTGCGGCTGATATAGCATCAACTTCTTCAGCAGATTTTGCTTGTTCTATTTTACGCTTCTGTGCGGCCGGGTCAAATCCTATTGTTGCCAAGCCAGCAGTACTTTGGTCAAATGTACCAGTACGTGCCGCACGTGCCATTTGTAAGCCTTGCTCTTTACCAAATGAGTGAACATATTCTTCTGCCGCACGTTTTCTATTTTCTTGTTGACGTTGTAAATCTGCGGCTTCGTCATTTCTACCTTCTGCTCTTAATTGACGAATCTTAGCTTGTTCCATCTGTGTTTGAATTTGTTCTTCATACACTTCATTAGCGAGCATTTTCTCTTTAGCTAAATCATCAGCACTCTTACCTGTCAATGCTGAAAGACGTACTAAGTTCTCTGCATAATCAAGTGATGCGGCTTTTAAATTCTTACCTTGCTTTGCTTGGTCTGCTAAATTAATACCAGATAGTTCTTGTAACTTAATATAGTCAGCCTGTTGAGACATTAATTCTTCTTGACTTACACCCATGCGTTGGAATGCCATACGCTGTTCTTTTGTAACAGCAGTCATATCTCCAAACGCTTTTATACCATCACCAACTGTACCACCTAAACCTGCCATACCTGTATTAGCTTTGGCGGCCGCTTTGGTCATTATATCTAAATTACTTGATGTAAGGCCAGCTTTTTGGCCCATAGTTAATACCTGATCCGCTGTTAATGCACCTGCGCCACCTAACTTACTTAAATTGTCAGTTGCTTTTACTGTATTATCAGCTTGTTTAGTAAACTTCTCCGCAGCCATTGTCAAGCCTTTAATGGCTCTGCCCAATCCCATACCAAGCAATCCAAAGTTTTTACCCAGTGCCATTGCCGCATCACCGGCAGAACTTAACGTTTGATTGTATTTTGCAAACCCTTGTTCATTACTCAATAATGCTTTACCAAACGATACTGCACTAGCAGTTGAATTAGTTAATGCCTTGCTAAAGTTAGCCGAAGCCTCCTGCATGACTTTAAGTGCTTCTGCGTTTGCGGCTGCAGCCGCAGATTGTTTATTAGTAGAACCATACAAACCATCGTATGATGTTTTAGTCTTATTAAGACTAGATATATTAATACCCTGAGCCTCAGCCATTTTCTTGGCAAGGTCATATTGTGCCGCTAAAATCTGATTTTGGCGTTCTAATTGTTCATTGACTGCCCTATAGAGAGCCTCACTTTTTTCTTGTTCTTCAGATGACATAATATTGGGATTCCGTTATTTTTTTAGGTGTTTTTTAGACACTAAATATCATTAGTATTTAGTATTGGGCGAAAGCCCGTTTTTTATCAAAGGAATAACATGTCATTACCAAACAACCCGTTAAAACAATATTTTCGTAGACCGTCAATCTATTTGAAGTTACCTAGCGGAGGCGTCGGATATCCACTAGGATCACTCAATAGAACAGAAAACGGTGAATTACCAGTCTATCCTATGACTGCAATCGATGAAATCACTAGTAAAACACCAGATGCATTATTCAATGGTTCTGCCGTAGTAGAAATTATAAAAAGCTGTGTACCTGATATAACAGATCCATGGTCAATACCTAGCACTGATTTAGATGCTATCTTAATAGCTATCAGATCAGCCGCACAAGGTAATGAAATGGAAATTGAAAGTGAATGCCCAAGCTGTAAAGAAGTTTCTAATTACGGAATTAACTTAATTGGTATACTTCAAACAATGAAGCCCGGTGACTATACTAAAGAATTACAAATAAGTGATTTGTTTATTAAATTTAGACCACTAACATACCGAGAGATGAATCAAGCGGCTATGGCTCAGTTTGAAATACAAAAGATATTTAGTAGTATGGATGATTTATCCGAAGAAGAACGTACTAAAAAGACACAGGATGCAATTGTAAAAATTACAGAAATTACAATGGCTGTATTAGCACAAACCATAGAGTATGTCAAAACTCCAAATATAACAGTAACCGAAACAGAATTTATTTTAGATTTCTTAAAAAACTGTGACAAAAATTCTTACATAGAATTGCGTGATTATCATTCTAAACTTAAAGATAGTACACAAATTAAACCTCAGAAAATTAAATGTGTTCATTGCCAGCATGACTACGAACAATCCATTGTTATTAATGTAACTGATTTTTTCGGTTAAGGCTTTTACACCTAAACCCTGAGGGTGTTCAAAGGCTGATTGAGGGTATGGAAAAAGAATGTGCTGACATAAAAAGTTTAGCAATGTCGCTAACTTGGTACATGAGGGGAGGTGTTCAATACACTGATGTACTTAACATGTCCTATGAGGAAAGAGTAATGATAAACAAATTAGTAGAAAGCAATTTAGAAACTACTAAGAAAACACAATTACCATTCTTCTAATCAAACCCGTAACTGTTCATTTATCACATCGGGTTTCTCTATTAAAGATGAACTTCGTTCATCTAAGAACTCACTTCGTTCGTTCTTATTATTTACGGTAATATATTGTTTTCTATTCTAATTGTGTATGGAGTATATTGCCGATTAGAAGCCATGGTAGTGCAAATTTGCACTACCAATGGGAAAGGTATGTTTGCCATGACCGTCATCCAGTGTTATCTTTTCCCCAGTTAGTCGCCTATTTCTGACACTAACTGCTACCGGTTGCTCTGTAAAGTTATTACGGGATTGTAGTGAAGCTATTGTACTTAAACAATTCTTCAGCAACGCACATTCTATTAAATCAAGATAAAATATCAATAGACTTGTTGAGGGTTCGCTTTGCCGATTGCCCTCTCGGTATACCCATGAATATCGCTATTCATGCTTGCTCCAGATCCGTCAGCACAGCACAATCTGTACAAACTCAAGGAGGTCTCCCAACGGAGACAACTAATTTTTAAATACTTAAATGTTGATTGTTAATAGGGAATTTTCAGCTTGTGTTGACGTGGTGTCTATTGTGCTTGAATATGTTTTTAATAACTCGGTGTTGTATTGAAAGAAACTGTCAAATTCGAAAATCATCCAGTCACCTTGTTTTTTTGATGTATAATATAAGAAATTGTCACTAATCCATGTTAATTTGCTTTGTACAGCAAGATAACGTCCCTTACGATTAAATTTCATAAACAGTATGTTTATGTCATTGGGATCAGCTACATCCATGAGTTGGTCTAGCCAACCATCTATAACTTTGCATTCCCCTGTAAGTAATAGATGAAATGGGAAGTCTGCATAAAATTTACATTCGATGTTCATTTTTTTAAATGATTGACCGGGTACAACATCGCCCTTGAATGAGCGGATCTGACCTTCATGTAAAACTTCTTTGCGAGTTTGATTCTTCCCGCCCACATATGCACCTGAACCGGGAGCACGAATGAATGATTCATTGTACTTCTCTGAGAGATATTTAGCGATTTCTCGCTCAAAACCGGAACCTTTTGCTTTTTGTGGACTTGGCATATTCATACTTATCACCTACAGTGCGACCTTAAAATTATTCTATATCTGTTGTGGTTGCGTAACTTGTAAAGCCGTTTTCTTTAACAACTTTTAATACATTTGGTACACGACCGGCTAATTCTTCTCTATGTGACACAAGCCAAATAGATTTATGTCTACGACGGCTCATGTCTTTCAGTATTGCTAGACTGTTCTCAACACCCTGGGTGTCAAGACCACTATCAATCAATTCGTCAATGAATAGTGTATTGATAGGAGCATACAAGTTCTCCCAAACATCACGGAAAGCAAAACTCAATCCTAAAATCAATCGATTGCGTTCACCACGACTTAAGTTATCAAAGTCAAGTTCACGACCCAACTCTGTAATTTCAACTTGTAAATCATTCTTAAAGATAACATTATGTGGTAAACCAATCTTATCTAAGTAATGTGTCAATCGTGCGTTCAAGTAACTTAAGTTTTGGTCAATAATCTTTTTACGAACAAAACTATCTTTACTAGTTAACAAATCAAGCAAAAACTTTTGATGTTCCATTGTCTTTGTTAATTTATTAATTGCTTCAAAGTCAATTGCTTGCAATGCTTGACTTTCCATATCAGCAACTTGTTCTGCATATGGATCTGTTTCTTCCGCTTTGTTTTGAATCTGTTGTAGTATAGCACTTACCTTACCACGATGTTCAACTGCCTCACGTTCAGTATCATAATGAGTAACTGGTTTAGTTCCTAAAACAATAGGTGTTAATTCACTTAGTTGTTCACTAAATGGATTAGACTCTTGTTTTTTGTCTTCCCAAACTTTCTTTAAGTTAGATACATCACCACCGTGACGAATAGCTTCTGCTTCAGTTTTGTATGATGGAGTGGGTTTAGTACCCAACGCACTAACCAATGATTTATTGATTGATAAACTAGTTTCAAGTTGTAATAATTCGGCTCTAGCACTATCAAGTAGTGTAGTCTTTTCTTTTGTAACTTGCTCATGTTTTTCATCATGGAAGTCTTGACCACAAGCATAACACTTATGATCTTCTAGTTCTTTAACTTCCCGTTCCAATTTCTCAATTAATTTTTTTTCTTTTGTGATACTTTTGGATTGGGTGTCAATAGCACCTGCAATAGATTTTTGTTCTGACTCGGTTACTAGCCACTCTTTTAAATCATTCCATAACTTAAGTTCAGAATCAATATCATATTCATTTTTAAGTAAGTATGCTTTATGTGCTATTGAAACATCGGTATCGTGTTTCTGCTGCCAAGCAGTAGAACGAGCAACCAATGCATTATAAGTATCTTGTTCTTGCTTTTGTTTATTCCAAACAACTAACTCTTTATGTGCCAACAACTCAGTATCAATATCAATCTTTAATAATTCATCATACTCTAATGCATAATTAGCTAAATCCTCATCGTGTTTCTTAAGCCATAATGTTTGTCTACGCTTAATGGCATCAATCTGTTCTTTAACACGTTTGTTGGCTTCTTCAATTGCTTTAACTCGAAATTCTTCACTTTGAATATTATCCTTGCTATTGCGAATTAATTCTTTAACAACTTCAGCCTTCTCTGATAACAAAGTAATACCCAACAGTTGTTCAATAATATCTTTTTGTTCGTTATTCTTTAGTGCTAGAAATGGTGGACTGTATGTGTTTAGCACAACAATATGACGGAACATCTCAGGAGTCATATTCAATACACGCTCAATAGCCGCTTGTGTTTCCTTATTCTCCCCTTGTTGATCTTCCGAACCTTTTTCTTGTACATTGTTTACATAGAATCTCAGAATGTTTGGCTTACGACAACGCTCAATTTTATATTCAGTGCCATTGACATTGAATTCAAGCGTAACCATCATATTTTTGCCATTAGTACGATTAACTAAGTTATCTTTGCGAATATCATTAATCGGAACACCAAACAGTGCGTAGCTAAGACCCTGAATAAGGGTAGTTTTACCTGTACCATTACGAGCACCATCACCACCTAAGTCTAAGTTCTCACCTAGAATAAGTGTTAACTCTTTTTTGTCAAAATCAACTGCTTGTGTTACTGCGCCGATAGATAGAAAGTTTCGTAAAGTTATATTTTTAAGTGTAATCATAATATCCTAAATTCTTTGCGTATTCTTTTATTGTTGTTGCTCCGTTTAATCCATCTTCGTCAGTGAACACAGGATTTTCTAAAGTAGTGTATCCGTCATAGCATGAAATAAACCATGCAGGATTGCCGTAACTAATACAAGGTGTTGCTTGTGCTATTTGTCGCCCGTCAACAAAAGGTGGCCTATTGATACTCATTAAGTAGTTGCTGACTTTGTTCATAGGGTATTGTAAATGTCCAATAGTATTTTCTTATCAAAACTATTTGATTCGATGGCGTTAATTTGGTCGATGATAATTTGGTCTACTGATTCAAATCGTAGTCCATCACCGTTCTGACCTTGCTCAACAGCTTCGCCCTTCATTGGAATTAATGTCATTTCTCTTAACTTGTGTTCTGGAATTAATGTTTCTCTGATAAAGTTAGCTTCCTCATAACTAATATCAATGTCAAGATGTACTCTAACATGACTGTCAATCAAAAGATAGCCTTCTGGGTTTTCTAAAATATCACTTAGTTTATGTACACGATATATTGGTTGCCTTGGCCAACTATGAAAAACTGGTTCAGTTCCCCATTCTAAAATCATCATACCACGTGCGTCATCACCTGCATCAGCATAGTTGTGCGGGAAAGCATTACCAATATACCAAATGTTCTTGCGTGATTGTCGTTTATGAAAGTGACCACTGAATACTTTCTCAAAGCCAGTCATATAATCTTCATTAATCTCACCGTGATCTGGCATCTCAACCATAGCATTCATATAGAAGCGAGGTAATTCTAAATGACCAAACATATATTTGCCACCTAGTTTTTTTAATTTCTTGTAATCATCTTGTACAAGCCACGGCGCTATGACTACATCTCCTTGTTGGAAAAAGTCGTTAATGATTTTAACGTTCGGTAAATGTTTAGCCCACTCAACACTATGAATGTCCCTGCGATCACGATAATAAAGATCGTGGTTGCCTGGGATAAAATATACAGTATCAAAGCTACCATTTAATTTCTCCAATGCTTGTAATCCAAACTGAAGTGTATGGATATTAATGCTTGCACGATGATGATTATAATCACCCAAAAAGAAACATGTTTCACATCCTTCTTTTTTTGCTTTTTCAATGAACCAATCTACAAAATTGGCACAGTCTTGATTATGTTGTAAGCTGTTTGACTTCAATCCAAAATGAATATCGGTGAACACAGCGGCTTTTTTAAATAGGTTACTCATAGTGTTATTGTATCAAATTGCATAGACAAAGTAAACAAGTATGTTACCCTATCTTGTGAATATATTGGTTATTGTTTTTTCGTGTTAGATTTAAAAAATTGTGTAGAGTTATGGGCTTAACCATATCAATAAATGTTTCTACCTCTGTATCACTAAAGCTAGACAACCTTTCAACTTCTTTTAATATCATTTTTAAACGAACAACATCATTTTTTTCAGTATCATAACTTTCATCAATAAAAGGATGAAATGTTTTATACCCTAACTGGTGCAATATCTCTAAGCTATTTGGTTGTGACATTAATATAAAAGGATGCATATACGCAAAAGGTTTAAACGTTTTCTCAGAAAAGAATCTGCCGGGCCCGTCAAAGAAGAAAGTTTCACTAGCAACACTAAAATAAGTATTTTGGTATAATTTTAAAGTATCTTCATACGATACATCGGGTAAAATGATTTTATGTCGAGGGGTAAACAGGTCAGTAGTATCTAAATACATATCCGGTAAGTTACAAATTGATTCCTTATTAGAAACAAATAGTTTATAAAGGTCATCATCTTCTTTTAATAAATTTGAAATTTTATCAAAAACGCTATGCCAATTTAAATAATCATCTGCTCGACCTAAACTTACTAAACCCTTATCAAGTAAATTCATAGAGTGAAGTAGTCCAACAAAACACGGTCTATGAATTCTCCATCTCCTGTTTAGATTTAAAAAAGATTTATTATATTTTTTCTTTTCTAGTGTTGTCGGGGAATTTATCTTTTTCGCTTGCATCGAAATACCTAGTTCCCCTAAGTGTGACCAATAATCAATATTTGGACAATCAACGTTTTCACTAATTAATACTATTTTATTTCTAGGAATTGATAGTTGGTCAATACGGGCGCTAATGTCAGTATCACCCTCAAATTCATTACAAACCAATAAGAAAAGATTTTCAGTCGAACATATCATTTCCACCACTTCATCTGAAATGTTTAAATCAGTGGTGTACCAATAATCATGGTCACTCCAATCATGTACATTCCAGTATGGAGATTGATTATGTACACTATAATATGGAGACTTTTCTAAAAATTCTTTTCTATTGATAATACTCATTTATTCTTCGTATATTGTAGAACTTGATCCAGAACCCTGTCTAGACCAACTTGGGTTTAATCCATTAATTTCTAAAATATCATCTCTAATATTTTGATTGCGCTTTTCTGTATTTAATACACGGCAAAAACTATTTGTTATAGCGGCTGTGTAGTAAGCGAATGGGTTTGCTGATTTAGATTCATTAAATCGTAAGCCAACATATGTTAACTGCAATATAGCTGAGTTACGCATTTCGTCATTATATGTATATCCACGCCAATTATATTTCATTGCATATTTTTCACACATCATAATATACATACGGGCAAGTTTGTTTGTGATTGTACCGTGATCTTTATTGAATGATCCGGTTTCTAAATCACCTTCCCAATGACTCTTGCCTACACAATAGAATGTGTTATTTGAATCAATCTTGTAATGTTGGAACGGAGGAAAATTCACTTTAACATGAACCATATCATCTACTTCGGCTTTGGTCGTATTATCTTCTAAGTCAGCAAAGATTGCGTCTGGATCTTCTTCATCAAATTCAAATATATCCTTTGCTGTTTTCTTTTTAACTGTTTTGCGAGGTTGTTTTGGGGCAACCGGAACATGATCCCAGGTCATTACACGAAATACTAAATCTTTAACATCTATTGATTCTGGAGTAACTGCATCTTTTGACCCCTGTTCTAAACTAAGACGTAATGCACGTGTTTCTTTTGCTTGCTGAATAGTTTCTGGTTTGAAAGCATATTCTAAACTCTCCTCAATACTTGATTGGGGCATATCTACAATGAAGTCATAGCGATGATAGCTAGGATCTGTGAAGTAGCAATATGCGTTTTTACTTTCGTGTATCTCTTTTAAAATGTCTTTATTGTTCAAATAGTTGACAGGTTTTCTTGATGGTAGGGACATAGTTCTCCGTTATTATGTTGTAGTGATTATAGCATGGGTGTTGCTGAAAAGCAACGATTTTTTGATGAAAAGGGTAAAAACAGCACTTTTATTTAACGATAAATATAAGCAAGGATATTCATATATTATGGCAACTACACCAATTCCCTATTCTAATTTGACAGCCGACCAAAAAATACAATATGCAAAAAATGTTGCTATGTCAAACTACGGGGTTACACAACCAAATACCACGCAAATTAATGATGAAAAATTGAATAATCTAGTAAATATTCTAAAATCGGATCTTCAGCAGTTTAAACAATCATCATCTGGTATATCTCCTACTGAAGATATTCCGTTATCATCATTACCTGCTAGTTTACAACAATATGTTTCACCCCCTAATGTTGTTCCTCCTACTACTATTACTATTAATGATATTGTTGGGCTTGAAACAGGGGTATTATCATCACTTAACGAACTACAGACAAATCCAGCAACACTGCCAGCGGCTGGGGCGAGTGTATCCCCGCAGAGTGTGCCGCCGGCTGCACCAATCCCTCCGCTAGCGAGAAATACTACACCAACTACGATAACAGCGCCGGCCGAGCCTGCGCCGGCTTTAGCGAGAAATACTACATCAGCTACGATAACAGCGCCGGCCGAGCCAGCGCCGGCTTTAGCGAGAAATACTACATCAGCTACGATAACAGCACCGGCGGCGCCTGCGCCGGCTGTATTAAGAAACACTACACCAGCGACTATAACGGCATCAGCCCTTCCCGCACCAAACTTACCAAGAAATACTACTCCAGTACCCACAACAGCACCGTCGACTAATCCATCAAGTTCAATAATTTCTAATATATTAACTGCGGCAACAGTGATAGGAGGCGGAGCAATAGTGCTTAATGCACTAAACAATAGAGTACAAAATTCAACACCAACATCTGTTACAAATATTGATGAGTTTACCGGAATAGATGAGAGAATAGAAGATCAAATAGAAATTAATGATGGAACATTGGGATTTGATGAACTAGGAGAACGAATAGAAGATCAAATAGAAATTGATGATGGAACATTAGCATTTTCTGAATTAGATGAACGAATAGAAGATCAAATAGAAATTGATGATGGAACATTGGTATTTGATGAACTAGGAGAACGAATAGAAGATCAAATAGAAATTGATGATGGAACATTGGGATTAGACGCCGCGCAAGATGAAACTATAAAAGAACAAAAAATACCTGATGAGTTTGATGGGATAGATGAACAAATTGCCAATAACGAAAATGCATTAAATGAACCATTACAAGAACCACCTGCTACTGAAGTAGATGAATTTACTGGAATAGACGAACAAGTAGAAAGACAACGACAGTTAGAAGATGGATCATTAGAATTTGCAGGCATAGATGAACAAATTGCCGATAACGAAAATGCATTACAAGAACCTCCTCAATTATCAGATGAAGAAGTTGATGCATATCTGCAAACAGCCGGACAGCAAGATGAAACAATAACTTCACCTGACTCAATTACAGAAAATGTTTTTGATCCTTCAGGTAATAACGGTGCTTCAGTAGAAGAAAATGTTTTTGACCCTACAGGTAATAATGGTGCACCTGCATCTCGAGGACTATCAACTACGTTAAGAGATACACAAGGTCAGGCAACAAGCCAAGATGTAGCAAACTTTCAAGCAAAACCAGATTGGCGTGTACGATTAAGTTTGGCACCCGGGGCAACATATCTGTATAAAGATAAAGCCGCCGCCGGTATTTTAGCACCCTTAGCCGCAACAGATGGGGTTATATTCCCATATACTCCTGCTATATCTGTTCAATATGCCGCAAGCTACGATCCAACAGAATTAACACATAGTAACTATAAGTTTTTTACTTATAGAGGAAGCTCAGTGGATAGTATAAGCATTACGTGTGATTTTACAGCACAGGATACGTTTGAAGCAAATTACTTATTAGCAGTAATTCATTTCTTTAGAAGTGTAACTAAGATGTTTTATGGACAGGATCAAAATCCAAAGATTGGAACACCTCCCCCATTATGTTATTTGAGTGGCTTAGGCGCATTTCAATTTGACGCACACCCATTAGCAATCACATCATTTAATTATACGCTACCAACAGATGTGGACTATATACGAGCAGGGGCTACACCTACACAAGCAGGTATTACAAGGCCGGGACCAAAAGATAATAGTTTTAGTAGTTCAACGGTTAGAATGGGCGACTTGCAACCAGGCGGCGGCACGGCCCCTGCACAATTTAATACTCCACCCGGTTCAAGAGATGTAACATATGTACCAACAAAAATGTCAATATCAATATCAGCAGTACCAATCGTAACACGCAATGATATTAGTAATAAGTTTAGTTTGAAAGAATATGGTACAGGTAAATTGTTAAGAGGAACACAACGTCAAGGCGGAGGAATTTGGTAATGGCAAGTAATAATGTATACCCAGCAACAAGCCCATACAACACTACGGGTATTGTAAATAATAAATTTTTAGATGTAATGGTCAATAGAACTATCCCTATGCAACCGTCTGATATCTATTGGGAAATAACAACTGTATATGAATATAGACCTGATTTGTTAGCATATGACTTATATAGTGATAGTAGACTATGGTGGGTGTTTGCACAAAGAAACCCCAATAGATTAAAAGACCCCTATTTTGATTTTGTTGCTGGTGTAGGTATATACATACCTAAATTAGAATTATTAAAACAAACACTGGGAATATAAATGGCAACTACTGTTGATGAATTAGGTAATGTTATTGAAGTAACCACCGATGCGGAACAAACAGACCAGCAAAATCGTTCATACATATCGTCTGGGGGTATTGATGATGATTCCGGATCAATTCAGCGATTTGATGACGGCTCAAGCATACAAGCATTTGATGACGGTTCGCAGTTAATTACAGACTCAGAAGGTGGAATATCTAGTACACCTGCAGTTGATTATGTTAATGCCGGCACTGCCCAAGCCGGAAAATCCGGAACATCCGCCGCAAAAACATCTAAAGCTAAACCCGGTAAACGAACACAAAACCCTTTAGGCAATTTTAGTAGTTACACGTATCAATTATCATTGTATATGATAACACCTGATGCATATGATGCCTTTATACAATCAGGTAGAAAAAATATTAATGCATTTCAGGATGTTAATAATTCTGGTAACGGTGTATTCTTAATTGCACAAAGCGGGGGTATTAACAATACAACATCAAAACGTGCACCTGGCTTTGACCAAGATTTCTTTATTGATAATTTAAAAATAGTTCAAGCTATTAATGGCAAAGAAACTGGAGCATCAACTAATACAACTGAGATGAGTTTTACTGTTACTGAACCATATGGTTTCTCGTTCATATCTAAATTAAAACGTGCATCAGAAGCATTGGCTAAAGTTAGTAGATCCAAAAACTATAAAGATTTACAAAATCCATCAAAACAATTTTTTATGTTGGGGATTCGTTTTCAGGGATATGATTTAAATGGAAACGTAATCAATTCAAAAGATATTCCCGGTACAGATGGAGACCCTCAAGGAAATGCATATGGTATATACGAACGATTCTATGATATACTCATTACTGGAATTAAATTCAAAATTGAAGGTAAAGCAGTAACATATAATATAACCGCAACTTCTGTTGCTAGCGGAAGTGCGTTTGGTGTCAAGCGTGGAATTATTGACCAAGGTGCAAAAATTATTGCAGACACAGTTAACAATGCGTTAATAGGTGATGATGTAATGTATACCGGATTGTTGGGTAAATTGAACAACGACCAAAAGAAATTATTAGATGCAAAAAGTATAGAAATAGCAAATGAATGGGATGTCGTATTCATTGGGGATGCAGACCCTACAATTAAATTTGCAAGTATAGTTAATAAAGCTGATATTGATAAGCGTAAATGGGCCATGTCTAAAGTTTCTGATACAGCAAACGTTAATGTATCAACTGAAGTAGAAAGCTCTCCAAATAATACAATCAGAGAAATTACAGTACCCGGTGGAACACCTATATTACAAGCAGTAAATCAAATTATCTTACAAAGTGATTTTTTAACAAAAGCACTGACAAAAGTTTATACCACTGCAGAGGAACCTAATCCCAAAGGTGGTGATGATGAAATCATCGACGATTCAAAGAATCAAATCAAGTGGTATACAATGACTGCTGAAGTTAAAAATTTGGGGTGGGATAAGTTGCAAAATGATTTTGCATATAAAACAACTTATATTATTCAAACATACGACACACCAGTTGTAGTAAGTTCATATGCTAAGAAAACACCGGCATATTATGGCCCGCATAAACGATATGAATATTGGTTCACTGGAAAGAATTCTGAAATATTGAGATATGAACAAACTTTGGATAACACATTTTTTAATGTTGCAGTAGCCGCCACTGATAACCCAAATGCCTCTGGAGGTAATACAGATATAGCTGTTAAAGTTGGCAAGCCACAAGGTCAACCAGATCAAGGCGCATTGAATTTGGGATTAGAAGCACAGAATTCATATATGACAAGTCTATATGACCCTGGCTCATTTGCTACTGCAAAGATTCAAATTTTAGGAGATCCAGATTTCCTAATGCAACCCTCACCTAGTAGTATTAATAATCTTTATAATAAATTTTACGGCACTGATGGCTATACTGTTAATCCAAACGGTGGTCAAGTGTTTATTGAAATTAATTTTAAAGAACCAATTGATTATAAAAATAGTGATGGTTTATTAAGTATTAATGAATCTATACTATTTTGGAAATATCCGGCTGCGGTAACAAAAGAAATTAACAGTCGAGGTGGCGGAGTAAGTTATATGGTTATTAGTTGCACAAGTTCATTTAAGTCAGGCAAATTTGAACAAGAATTAATGTGCAACATTAATACATTCCCTGATATAGCTGATTCTAAATCAGATGAAGCCGACGCCGGGCGACAGTCTAACATACAAGAAAACGTATTTGATCCTACAGGCAATAATGGTAATCGTTCAGGAGCTGGTACTAGTGCAACTACAGAGAATGGATCAAGTACTACAGGTAACACAAGAGAATATGAACCGGATCCATCTGAAGATTTGGGCAATTATTCTGGCAATCTTCCAACTAACCAACAAACAATACCTGACAAGAACGGACCAGTACAAGATGATGATGCGGCAAAAGATACTGAAAAACAGTTTACGGATGAAGGTGGAAGAGAAGAAGGTTAATTATGGCACAAGATTATTTCAAACCAAAAGGCAAAGCAAAAGCTAGCGAACCAGATGCTGGCGGTGGTGTCATACGTTCAGAACCAGCATTGGGCGTTGTTAAAAACAATATAGACCCTACACGTGGCGGTAGAATTCAAGTATATATTGCTGATTTTGGAGCCCCTGATCCTGATGACAGTTCTAGTTGGGTTACTGTAGCATATATGAGTCCGTTCTTTGGGGCTACCCCGGGTAGTGGAGGACAAGATACACTTGGTTCTTATTTACAAAATCCAAGTAGTTATGGTATGTGGTTTAGTCCACCTGACATAGGTAGTACTGTAGTTTGTATATTTGTTAACGGAGATATGAATTATGGTTATTACATTGGCGGTGTACCATCACCGGAGTTATTGCAAATGGTTCCTGCAATAGGATCAAGTGAAAATGTAACATTGAATAAAGGTGAATCAGATAGTTACGGTGGTGCAACTAAATTGCCAGTAACTAATTTAAATACAAATAATTCATCAGTAACAGATGGTTCAAACTTTTTAACAGAAGCTAAACCAGTACATAGTTATGTTGCTTCTATATTGTCACAGCAAGGATTAATTAGAGATCCAATTAGAGGTCCTATTACTTCTAGTGCATTACGTGAAAGTCCAAGTCGGGTTGGTTGGGGAGTAAGCACTCCCGGTAGACCTATATTTCAAGGTGGCTATTCAGATGATAATGTTGCTGATGCCGCTAACAATAGTGGTCAACAAAGTGCATTAGGTGTTGTGTCACGTAGAGGTGGACATAGTATTGTAATGGACGACGGAGATTTAATTGGAAATGACCAATTAATTAGAATTCGCACAGCATTGGGTCATCAGATATTGATGAGTGATGACGGACAAACATTGTTTATCATTCATAGCAATGGTCAAAGTTATATTGAGTTAGGTAAAGAAGGTACAATTGATATGTACGCTACTAACTCAGTTAATATCAGAACACAGGGTGATTTAAATTTACACGCAGATAACAATATCAATATTAACGCAAAAAAAGATTTAAACATTGCGGCTGATAATATTAATATCAATACAGAAACAGATATAAATTTTAGAGCAGGAGGAAACTTTAAAGGTTATACTTTAGGGACATATACAATTAAAGTAGATGGTACAATGAGCATGGGTGCAGGTGGTTCCGGCTCTTACGCATCATCAGGTGATATGTTTATCAATGGTAGTAAAGTTAATTTGAATTCAGGTGAAACATCAACTGCACCTGAAGTTGTTGCACCGTTGCCCACTGTAGCACATACTGATACTCTTTTTGATGCAGTTAAAGGTTGGGCGGCAGCGCCGGCTAAGTTATTATCTATTGTAAGTCGTGCTCCTGCACATGCACCTTGGGCTAATGCAAATCAAGGTGTTGATGTAAAAGTAAGTAACAATGCTAGTGAAGAATTACCAAGCGCACCAACTGAAGCGGTAGAGTCAGCAAACAACTCAGCCGCATCAACACCGGATAACGTAACAAATCCAGCAGTATCATCTACTGTTCCAGCTACATCTAATACAAGTGAATCATTGACAAATTCAGTCACTTCATCTATGGTTAGCAGTGTTGCAACAAACGCGGCCAGTGTCGCTCCCAATGTTGTATCAACTGGCGCCGGAGTATTTGAAAATGCTAAAGGTACATTATCAGCCGGAGTAGGATCACTTGCTCAAACACCAAAACAGTTAGAAGCGGCTGGTATATTGAAACCGGGCGCAAGCGCATTGGTTGATAGTTTAGTTCAAGGCGGTTCAAATATACAATCTGCTATGACAAATAACTTGTTTACAGGCAAAGCAGGAGCAGAAAACTTAACAGCAATCGCACAAAACACAACTTCACAAGTTAAAGCTCAAGTAGAAAATTTCCAACAGGCACAAACTGGGTTACAGTTAGCTGGTATTATTACCGGTAAAGAAGCGCCAACTCAAATTGCTGGTCTTGTTGTAGCAGGTGCAACGGCAGGTCTTCCGGCAACAATAGACTTTGTTAAAAACTCAGCAGGTAATGTTGCCAATGCCATTGGAAGTATATCTTCAGGCGCAACCAGTGATGTTTCAAAATTAGTAGCGTCCGGTAATTTTGCGGCTAGTATGGCAACAAATGTTACTGGTGGTCTTTCATCTATTACTACATCATTGAGTGGTATGGGTACACCTGCAATACAAGGTTTGTCTGGACTAGTAGATAGTGCTAAAGGGTTAGCGGGTTCAGCATTTGCCGCAATAACTAGTTCATTTAAAGCATTTACTCCCGGAATACCGCAAAATCTGAAAGCGATTGCAGAGAAAAATGCCGCTAACCAAGCCGCTAATGAAGCGCAAGCTAATTCTGGACCGCTAGCCCAATTAGCAGGTGCGGCAGGTGCAAGCATTCCATCATTAACAAATCCACTCAGTGGTCTTGCAAGTTCAGCAACCGGAGCACTGAGTTCAATTACAGGGGCGGCCGGGGCATTAGGTTCCATTACAGGGACAGCCGGAGCACTGAGTTCAATTACAGGGGCGGCCGGGGCATTAGGTTCAATTACAGGGACTGCCGGAGCAATAAGTGCGGTGACCGGCGTTGCCGGATCGTTGATAAGTAAAACCTCAGTGTCATCATTAGCTAGTGGAGTTAATTCATTGCCTGGAGGCGCCGGGGCAATTGGTGCTATTATAGGAGCAACTGGTTCATCTTTACCAAATTTACCAAGCATAACGCAAGCATCTAATTTAATTAAAAATACATCAGCCGCGGTTACAAATGGTATAACTACTGCCGCATCTGCCCTAAGCGGAAATGTATCATTGAGCGCCGGACCACTTAGTGGTCTTGCAAACAATATTGAGAGTTTAAATATAAACTCATTGACTAAAGGTTTATCAGAAGGAACACAAAGTCTAACAGCATTAGCATCGGCTGGTTTGCCAGCCAGCGCAGCCGCATCATTGCAAGCAAGTCTAAGTTCATTAAGTTCATCTAGTCCTTTCCCTATCAAGCTACCAACTATTGGAGCGAATACGATAGATAGGGGAGAATTAACAGCACAATTAGGATCAGTATTGGGTGATAAGAGAATACCTATTCCAAATTTTGGGGGTTCTGGACCATCAAGTTTAGCTAAGGCCGCGGGTGATAGATTAAATGAATTGCTCAAACAGCAACAAGCATTGGTTGTTGAACAAGAGGAACAAAGTAAAAAAATTGCTAAAGCACGTGCCGCTTATATAGAAGCAAGGGATAATTTACCTCAAGGTGATCCTGCACTAGATTCTGCTAAAGAAGCATATATAGCAGAAGTTACAGCATTAGGCGCCATTACAGACAAGATTAGAGACATAGCAAACCGAGCATAAATATTATCATGCCTAATTATATTGGATTCAGCACAATCAACGCTAATAAACCTAGATCCACCGATCTAAATGCAGGGGTCGACGGTGGCACCGGTTCTATTTTACAACCTGTCAGAGTGGGTAAAAAGTTTAGATTAGTAGATACCCCATTAGTCGTGCGTGACTTTATCAATGCACTAAATATTCAACAGGGTCAAAAAGTAGGCAAACCTGAATATGGAACTACTCTTTGGAGCTTTGTGTTCGAACCTAACACTCCCGATACTCAATTTCAATTAGAAAATGAGATACGCAGAATTGCTAATTTAGATCCTAGATTAGTACTAAACTCAGTTAAGGCCTATCCGCAAGAGAACGGAATATTGATTGAACTTGAGATGGCTATAGCTCCATTCAATCAAGCATTTTTGTTAAATGTCTTTTTTGACAATGCAACAAATAATGCAGTTTTACAATAAATTCTAAAAAACCGTTGTTTTCAGTTAAGATAAATACTTAAAAGAGAACAACTATGGCCACAAGTTCAAGACAATCAGCAATATTCGGGGTAAACGATTGGAAAGCAATTTACCAAACGTTTAGCCAAGCCGACTTTAAAAGTTACGACTATGAAACATTACGCAAAACTTTCATCGATTATTTGCGTGTATATTACCCTGAAACATATAATGATTATATTGAATCATCAGAATTCATTGCATTGTTAGACGTTATGGCGTTTATGGGTCAAGGTCTTGCCTTCCGCAATGACTTGAACACCCGTGAAAACTTTATTGATACAGCAGAGCGTAGAGATAGTGTTATTAAGTTAGCCAATTTAGTTAGTTATACTCCAAAACGAAACTTAGCCGGACAAGGCTATCTAAAAGTAACAAGCATACAAACTACTCAAAATATTGTAGATTTAAATGGTTTTAACTTAAGCAATATTCCTATTCTTTGGAATGATCCTGCTAACTCTAATTGGTTAGAACAGTTCAACACTATAGTAAATGCTACATTAATTAATACACAAAAGGTAGGTCGCCCGGGCAATACCGCACAAATTATTGGTGTAAAGACGGATGAGTATACAATGCAAATTCCAGCTGGAACATTGCCAGTTGTACCATTATCAAGCCAAGTTGATGGTATCAACATGAATTTTGAGTTGTGCAGTGTTACCACTGTAGATGAGGATTATGTTTATGAGATTCCTCCTGCCCCAACAAACAGATTTAATATGCTATATCGTAACGATAAGTTAGGATATGGTAGTCCAAACACAGGTTTCTTCTTCTACTTTAAACAAGGTACATTACAGAACTTTGACTTTACTTTACAACAAAAAATTAGCAATCAAGTAGTTGACATTGATATTCAAGGTGTTAATAACACCGACACGTGGTTGTACCAATTAAGTACAAACAATGGCTCATTGGGATTATGGAAACAAGTAGATAACATTTATGCTGATGCGTATTTACAAACTGAATCTAGCTTTAAAGATATTTTTTCTGTTAACTCACGATTCAACGACCAAGTAAGTTATGTATTTGGTGACGGCGTATTTAGTACCATACCTGTCGGTAACTATAGGGCATATGTTCGTTCTGGTAATGCATTAACTTATACAATTGACCCAAATGAAATGCAAGGCATTTCTGTTACATTTAATTATGTAAGCAGAGTTGGTCGCCAAGAATCATTAACAGTTGGACTAGCACTACAAACGCCAGTATCAAACGCACAGACACGTGAAAGTCTTGCTAATATTAAGCAACGTGCTCCAACTCGTTACTATACACAAAATCGTATGGTTAACGGTGAAGACTATACCAACTTCCCTTATACATTATATAGTTCTATTATCAAATCAAAAGCTATCAATCGTAGTAGTGTTGGGGTGTCAAAGAATTTAGATTTACTTGACCCAACAGGAAAATATAGTAGTACTAACAGTTTTGCCAATGACGGCGGTGTGTGGTTAAATAATGCTGAAGGTAGTTCATCATTAGTTATAAACAATTCTGGTGATATTATTACATTCTTAACAGATAATTTAGCTACTATCTTATCTGATAACCGTTCTACTCAATATTATATACAAAATTATACTAGATACAATATCAACAGTGCTTCTGGCGATGGAACAATATATTGGCAATCAAGCACAGTAGATGCTAATAGTCAAACTGGTTATTTTTATAATATTCAAAATGGTGATGTAAGTCCTATTCCAGTTGCTACATATTCAACTAACAATGTAAAGTATATTACAAAAGGCGCATTGATAAAATTTACAGCTCCTGCAGGTTTTTACTTTAATGCTAATAATCGTTTAGTCAGCGGAATTGTAACACCAACTGATAAAACATATATTTGGACAACTGTATTAAACGTAATAGGAGATGGCTATAACAATGGACAAGGTAGTTTTGCGAATGGCACCGGCCCAATAACACTAAATGGTTATGTACCAACAGAAGCAATATTATCGGTTGTATTACCTGCGTTTGATAATATCTTACCAAATTCTATAATACAAGAATGTAGAGTTCGTATGGAGTTGCAACAAAACTTTAGTTTAGTTTTTAATAACTCATTGACAATAGCACAAAATCGTTGGAGCGTTCAAAACTTTGATGCTACCGGATATTTTGTTAATTTTCAAAGTACTGGGTATAACAGATATACAGTAACATATCGTTCACTTGCTTATTATTTTGGTAGTGTCGCAGATACTAGGTTTACATATGAAGCAGGTAAACTTGTGTATGATCCATTCAGTGGACAAATTTTACAAGATTTTGTAAACGTGCTGGCAACCAACACCCAGCCTGGTAGTAATTATCCATTAATAAATAACGTATCTGCTAGTGTTGTTGGACAAACAGTACAAAGTGATGGGTATATTGATGACTTTGAAGTAGAAATAGCTAGTATTAATGTTAATGATAGAACACTAATTGAAAATCCAGATTTCTTTAATCAAATTACTGGTTATGTAACCGGCAATACCAACATTGGAATATACACTTTCTTTGAAGAATTGCAAGATGCTATTAATTTAACACGATTACAATTAATACCATCAACTGATGTATCATATCAATATCCAACTAAAACTCAAGTTGAAGTTGTAAAATACGATTATCCTTTAGGTCAATTATTCTATGCGTATACAGATAATGTTTTTTACATATCGGTACAAGACCAGACAGTTACAACTCCATATTATATCTTAGTAGAACAACCACAATATAGCATGAGACCTGGCCGACAAGGTTTACAATTCCAATATCGTCATAATAGTAATAATACTACACGCATTGATCCAGCTACAACAAACATTATTGATTTGTATGTAGTAACTCAGGCTTACTATACCGCATATCAAAATTATATACAAGATAGTACAAATACTATTATTGAACCGTCACGCCCAACAACTACTGAATTGTCAGCTTACTATCCACAAATTAATGATTTCAAAATGTTATCTGATAGTGCTATATTAAATAGTGTACTTTTTAAACCTTTGTTTGGTCCTAAGGCTGCTTCTGCATTGAGAGGAACAATTAAAGTTATTAAGAATTCTAATACTAACGCAAGCGACAGTGAGATTCGTAGTGCGGTATTAACACAGATGAATAATTATTTTAATATTAACAATTGGAACTTTGGCGATACATTCTATTTCAGTGAATTGAGTGCATATATTCACGCTGAGATTGGTGAATTGGTAAGTTCTTGTGTATTAGTACCTAACGATCCTACAATGAGTTTTGGAGATTTATATGAAATTAAATGTTTGCCTTATGAGATATTCGTAAATGCCGCAACTGCGAATGACGTACTGGTCATTGCCGCACTCACACCCGCCGAATTACAAATAGCATAAGTATAATATAACCATAGAGAATTTTATAATGGCAACAAGAATTAGAACGCTGAATTTTTTACCTGAGATATTTCAAACAACAACTAATAGTCAATTTTTACAGGCTACATTAGATCAGTTGGTTGCCCAACCTAGTACGAAAAAGATTGAGGGATATATAGGTAGTACATTTGGTTACGGTGTCAACGCTAACGACAAATATGTAATTGAACCTACTAAAGTTAGAACTGATTATCAGTTGGATCCCGGTGTTGTTTTCTTAAAAGAAAATGATACTACGGCTAATGATTTTATTAGCTATCCCGGTATACTTGATGCATTAAAACTCGAAGGTGCTATAACTGATGACAACAGCAGACTATTTACTAGCCAATTTTATTCTTGGGATTCATTTACCGACTTAGATAAAATAATTAACTTTAATCAGTACTACTGGTTACCAGAAGGCCCTAATCGTGTAGTTATTTCTTCTGACATTGTTTACAATGCCGTAAACTTTACAGTAACAGATGAAGCAAATGATTATTTAATTTACTCAGATATTAACCCTGTTGCAACACCAAACCCAACATTAACATTATTACGTGGTGGTACATATACTTTTAACGTAGACCAAGATACTCAATTTTGGATTCAAGGAATGCCCGGGGTTACTGGATATAGCCCGACAGAACCAAACGTACAAACACGTGACGTTTATGGTGTGACTAATAATGGCACAACACAGGGTGTTGTAACATTTACAGTTCCTGAAAAGAATGCACAAAGTGAATATAATTTTCCTTTAGGTCCCAGATGCGGAGTAGTATCTACTTTACCTTTTAGTGAAATTAACGGTGCTATTGTTTCTGCTATTGGTGGCATTGATGGTGTTACTGCATTAGATGGTCTAACTGTAATGTTTTATAATACCGGAGTAGCAGATGAATATGGTTTTATTCAAAAATTCTATGACCAAACATTATATGATGAAGAAACAATAAATTCCGGTACACAAACAGTTAGTACAGATAGCGGCCCAGTTACATTTCCAGTAGGAGGCTCACCTTATGTTTACCCTGGCACAGAACTAGATCAGGCAAATTTTGAAGGTGGTTACTATACTGAAGTAAATTCATATTTCTTCAATATAACTATATTGCCCGGAGATATTATACAACTTACTCCAGCCGGCATAATACCTACAAACCAGCAAATTATTCCTATATTTGGTAATGAGTATGCCAACAGGGGTTTTTATAGAAACTCACTTGGGTCAATAGAATTAATTCCATATAACAGTGCTATTTTAGATCAACTATATTATCAGGACGGAACATCGGCTACTAAAGTTGGTGTAATTAGATTAGTTGACAGCAACGTTACAAATGAAATTAATGTACCAACTGAAATATTAGGTAAAAAAACATATACAGCTCCCAATGGAGTAGTGTTTACTAATGGTTTAAAAATACTATTTCAAGGAAATGTATTTCCTAACTCTTATGATAATGTAGAATATTATGTTGAGGGTGTTGGCACTGCAATTGAATTAATTCCAGTCGCAACCTTAATAAGCCCGGGATTATTCTCAGCCGGAACATATATCCCGTTTGATACTACACCATATGACGTTGGTAATTATGATTCTGGATTATATATTCCAGTACAACAAGATTATATTACTATTGCGAGAAATGCAATTAATCGTAACGCATGGTCACGCAGTAATCGTTGGTTCCATATTGATGTTATTAATGCAACTGCAACATATAACAATGACCCTGCATTGGCAACGGAATGGGCTACTACTAATAATAAAGCCAAACGTCCTATTATAGAATTCTATCCTAACCTGCGATTGTTTAATTCAGGTGTACTAGGTAAAGATCCTATTGATTATATTGACACAAGAACAACAGATGCATTCACATTGGTTGCCGGTCAAGAAAGTTATTACCCGGATGTGGCAGGATATACTACATACAATGCAACAATTGATCCTATAACCGGACCTATAACTAATCGAGTTATAACAAAAACAGCGGCATTGACCAATCAAATAACATTAGATAGTACTGCTGGTTTATATATTAACGATACTATTACGGTTGATACTGATTTTGGTGGATTGTTAGCTCCTGATTTGGTTGCATTTCCACCAGAACCTAACATATATTATATCATTGAAATTGCAGGAAATAATATAGTTGTATCAACAGAAAGACAAGGATCAGCAGTTACATTGACTACGGCTATTGGATCAGTCTCTACTGTTATTAAATCTTTTAGTACAATTGTTACTGTTCCTACAGATGATGTAAGTGGTTTGTTTGAAGTAGGACAATATATTATTGATTCTACTGGTTTATTACCTGCAGTAGCATATATAACAAATATTGTTACTAATACTACTGATACTATCATAACCGTTGGTTGGGATAACTATCAAACAATTGCTGGCACATCTGTTGCATCAGTTGTTACAGCCGATACTCCATTGAGCAATTATGCATTATTTGATGGTGCACGAATTGTGTTTGCTGTAGACACTAATTTATCCGTTAGAAATAAAATATATATTTCACGTTTTTCATCTATTACTGGAACATCAACACCTATCATTACCTTAACAGAAGCACCAAACGGTGATGTTCTACCTGACGAACAAACTGCGGTGTATCGAGGTTATAATAGTCAAGGTAAAGATTTTTACTTTGATGGTGTTGAATGGTATGCTGGTCAACAAAAGACTACTGTTAATCAACCACCTTATTTTGATATATTTGATAATAACGGTGTAAGTTTTGGAGATCCAACTGTATATATTGGAACGTCATTTGTTGGTAGCACGTTATTTGCATATGGTTTAGGTACAGGCCCCGATGATGCAATATTAGGATTTCCAATACGCTATAGTTCTGTTGATAATGTAGGTGATACTAGTTTTGATGTCACATTGAACTCACAGACATTTAATTATGTTAGTGGCACTGCACCAATTACACAAAATGTAAATACAGGTTATGTATATAATTATACAGATAGACTTAGTTATGTACGACAATTAGGTTGGCAAACAGCCGTATCACCTAGTGTACAATATCAAATCTTTGAATTTGATTGGTCTCCTGCTGTTCAATCATTCACATTTACATGTGATGTTGCACCTGTAAGTAGTAACTCTACTAATTGGCCAGTGGTTCAAGTTTATATTAATAATGTATACCAAGATCCAGCAACGATGTATACGTATACGACAACTGATACATCTACAACAGTAACAATGACTATTAATTCTTTGGTAGATACGGTCATTCAAGTACTGATATTAAGCGATCAAATAAGCAATACTGCATACTATGGTATACCAATTAACTTAAGTAATAATCCATTCAATGAAGATGTTACTACTGTTAACGTTGGTGACATTCGTGGCCAATATCAAAGTATTTTCTACAACAATCCAAATACAGCCGGTGAAATCTTTGGACCTAATAATTATCGTGATTTAGGTAATATGGTTCCATGGGGCAATAGAATTATTCAAAATAGTGGTTCGTTAGCATTACCAGGAACTTTCTTACGTAAACAAAGCCACAATTTATTCAATTCATTATTATATAATAGCAGACAATATATTACTTTCAAAACATTGTTAGTAGATACTATTAATAATACAAATTATACTAGTAGATTAACTCCAGCCGAAATGCTTGACGATGCAATGGATCAAATAACAGCAAGTAAGACTGATAGTCAGCCTTTCTTCTGGAGTGATATGTTGCCTTCCAAGTCAGCATATATCAGTAACACTTATAGTTTTGCTAACTCACTTGATGTTAGTATCTATCCATTAAGCAGAATTTATAATTTTGCTACTGCAAATTATTATGGTGTACTAGTATATCTAGTACGTAATGGAGTTACAACTCAATTGATTACGGGTATTGACTATACAGTAAGTACTACAGCACCTTCATTGACTGTTACTACAGACTTGTTGCCTAATGACCAGATTATAATCAATGAGTACAATCAAACATACGGAAACTATGTTCCAAACACACCTACGAAATTAGGTTTGTTCCCAGCAACAGTACCCGCAGTAACATTAGATACAGCATACACAGAACCTACATATTTTATTGTAGGACATGATGGTTCATACACTAAGTTATATGGAGAATATTTTCCTGAAACCAATACACTAGAAGATTTCAGAGACCAAGTGTTATTGGAATACGAAACACGTGTATACAATAATTTAAAATTAAGCAATGTTATTCCAATTGAATTATCTGAAATTCTACCTGGATTTTTTAGAACAACCGATTATTCATATGACGAATTTTTACAAATCTATTCTGAATCTTTCTTAAATTGGGCCGGCGAAAATAGAATTAATTATAAGAAACAATTGTTTAATAAAAACAATCAATTTACTTTTAATTACGACAGCAACAGTAGCAAAATAGATGGCTCTGCAATTGAGCAAGGTTATTTCAGAGGATTGTATTTGTATTATTATGATACTTCTACACCAGATAAAACACCATGGCAAATGATAGGTTATGAAAATGAACCCACATGGTGGACAAGTCGCTACGGCGCGGCACCCTATACTAGTGACAACTTAGTATTGTGGGGTGATATGTCTGAGGGTGTTGATTGGAATGACGGTAATCCAGTAATAATACCTAGATATATTCGTTCCGGTTTACTTGAAGTAATACCAGTAGATAGCAACGGTAATTTGTTAGCACCGTTTGAGGCTATTCTAGGAAATTATAATCAAAATACATTTAACCGCGACTGGCAAGTAGGTGATGTGGGTCCTGCTGAATTTAGCTATAGACGTAGCAGTACATGGGCATTTGATTTAATGCGAATACTAGCACTGACACGACCAGCTGAATTCTTTAATTTAGCTGTTGATGTTGACAATTACAAATATAATGCAGAATTTAATCAGTTCCTAGTCAATGATAGAAGTCATTTGGCAATTAGTGATATATTAATATACGGTGATGGAACTCCTGCAACTAGCTATATTAACTGGATAGTTGATTATGAAAAACAAGTTGGTATTGATGCAACAACTAACATCACTACCCTATTAGATAACCTAGATGTGCGTTTAGTTTATCGTATTGCTGGATATAGTGATAAAGATTTACTACAATTCTATGTTGAAAAGAGTTCAGCAAATAGTAATAATAGTTCATTGTTAATTCCTGATGAGAGTTATCAAGTTTTATTATATGATAACCAGCCCTTTGACAGAATAGTATATTCTGGGGTAGTTGTTCAGATATCTGAAAATGGATACAAGATTTTTGGTAATTCACAGACAGATGCTTATTTTACTACAGTAGTTCCTAAAAATAATGGAGTTACTGAGTCAATTACAGTAGAAAATTTAACAGTCAAATTAGCTACTAGTTTCTATGATAAAACTGTTTTAATTCCATATGGTACTGAATTCTATTCAGTTCAGGAAGTAGCACAATTCTTAAATTGCTACGGCAAATATTTAGAAACTCAAGGACTAGTGTTTGACCAGATAGAAAACGGTATACCGGTTACATGGCAACAAATGATTGCAGAGTATATGTATTGGTCACAAATGGGATGGGAATTAGGAAGCATCACTACTATAAATCCTGGAGCCACATTATTATCTATTAACCGTGATAGTTACATTGTACAACCATTAACATTGCGTCAACAAAACTTTGTATTAAATCAAAATTTATATCCAATACAATCTTCTGATTTGGCCATCGTGCGTGAAGGAACAGCGTTCACAGCCCAACCCTTGAATCAAGGTGATGCAATTAGTTATGGTCAATTCAATATCAGTAATTTTGAACATGGTATTGTTTTCAACAATGTTACATTGTTCAATGATATCATTTACAATTTAGTTACTGGTCTAAGACAAAATCGAATTTTTGTACGAGGTGCCAAAACAGCAGAGTGGAATGGTACAGTAGATGCATTCGGCTTTATTCTTAATCAAGACAACATTCAACAATGGAATAGTGAATTAAAATACACTAAAGGTGAAATTGTTCTTTATAAGAACAGATATTGGAGTGCTTTAACAATTGTTCAAGCTAAACAAGTTTTTGATGAGATGGATTGGAAAGAAGTCCCGTATGAGCAAATTCAAAAGGGATTATTACCTAATAGTCAAACACGTTCGTATGAAAGCACATTGTACTATAATTCAAATACTACTAATTTAGAAAATGATGCGGATTTATTAAGTTTTAGTTTAATTGGATATCGTCCAAGAGATTATTTGGCCACTGCAAATCTAACAGATATTACGCAAGTCAATGTTTACAAAAACATGATTAAACAAAAAGGTACATTAAATGCCGCTAGTGCATTCAAGGGTGCCACACTGGCGCAAGGTGGTATTGATTATGACATTTATGAAAACTGGGCTATCAAGTCAGGTGAATATGGCGGTGTACTAAACAATAACTTTATTGAAGTTAGGTTGCAAGAGTCAGTGCTTACTGGTAATCCTAGTATTGTTGGATTGACTAGTGGCGTATATACTGATGGCGTACAACAAGAAATACCATTATACTCTATCTTTAATTACGGAAGACCAATTAATTCTCCGGACGTATTACCTACAATTAGTTCATCAGAGCCATCTACGCTATTACCAACTGCAGGATATGTAAATTACAATGACGTTAAAATGTCAAGTTATTTCTATTCTGGATTAGCAAATGCACGTAATGCGGCTAATGTCAGAGTTCCTATTAATCAATTCTATGTGCGTGATTATGTTTGGTTGGCAAATTATCTAGCCGATTGGCAAGTTTATACTCCTGTAAGTTTGGGATCAATAACTAATGCAAAAAATAATTTAAATGGTACAGTCACTATTACGTTTAGTCAAGCACACAATTTAACTAAGTATCAACTTTTTGCAATATTAAACTTTAATACACAAATTAATAATTATTATATTGTGGCAGCAGTAGTGGATCCATTTAGAGTTATTATCAACTTATCATTGCCATCAACTATAACTACACTTACTGGTCAAGGCATTGGTTTCAAAATGCAAAGTCAGCGTGTTGCAACAGCACCGGAGATTGCAAATTTACCGTCATTATTAGATAATGAGTTTAATAAACTTAAAGTTTGGGTCGATACAAACAATGATGGTAGCTGGGCTGTATTCCGTAAGTCATTAAATTATCAATATGATAAAGAAATATTAAGAACAGATAGTCAAACATTTGGTAGTGCAGTAGCGTATACTCCGTTGATGGGATATCTGATTGGTGATGCAGACATAGGAAAAGTATATAGATATTCATTTGATATTAGTACTGATTCATATATCGTTGACGAAATTATTACACAGGGTGCATCATTTGGCTCAACAATCACATATGTAGATGATATATTTGTAATATCAGAACCTACAGGAACACCTAAGGTATATGTTTATCAATTATTAACAACAACGTTGGTAAATGAAATTGATTTATACCAAACTATTACTGCACCCGGTGGCGTAACAAATTGGGGGAGTGCAACAGCACTATCTGGTGATAAGAATTGGTTATACATTTCTGCAACTGACTTGAATAGAGTATATGTATACAGATTGTCAGCATTAACTAATGAATATGAATTGTCAACATACTTTACTGTAGCCGGTTTAACATCAGGAGATCAATTTGGATATTCAATTGCGACAGATTATTACGGTGATACAGTAGTAGTTGGCGCGCCATATCAAAATTATGATATTAATACTGAAAACTACGGCTACACTTATGCATTTGCCAGAACAGTTCAGAACTTTGAAGTACAGGCTACGAGCCAATCATATGTACCGCAGTCATTCCCGTTGACATGGACGCCCTCAACATTATCTACTACTGCTAATACTATATCAGGTAATGCTATTACTTTGGGAAGTGTGTCAGGATTGAGTGATGGAGTTAATGGAACACCAATAGTATTCACTGGTACACCATATGGTGGAATATCCGCTAATACTGTTTATTATGTAAAACAAATTTCCGGATCAACTATTACAATTTCATTAACACGAAATGGTACTGCGCTTACGTTAACTAACAGTACAGGAACAATGACAGCTACTGGTCAAACAACACCGTTGTTTGTCAATGTTAACGGAACACCGTTAGAAGATAACACTTACGCTGTTATCAGTTCAACGTTGTACATCTATAGTGGTCAGACACCAACATTAAATGCAGGTGATATTGTCAATGTAAGTGGCTCTAACTTTGTATTAGCACAAACATTAACTAATGAAGAACCTCCAAGAATAGGTGTACAATTTGGTACAAGCGTTGACACTAACAACTTTGCTAATGAAATATTAGTGGGTGCACCGTTTGAATTAAGTGATACTAACCAAGAAGGTGCAGTACATCGATATACAAATGGTGGTGAGAAATATGGTATCATTATTGGTACAGCAGATTGTAATATTACTACTCAACGAGTAATACTATTGAATGGATATTCAATTACATTACCTGTTGGCAATGCAACAGTTGTATCCAATGCTATTAATTCTGCTGGTATTACTAATATCACATCAACTGCAATTGATGGAAAACTTATTATTCAATTGATAGATATAGCAATTGGTGTACCAAGTAATAAATTATCATTGACTGTATTAAACAGCGCAACATTAGCTGAAATGGGTGTAAATCTTTATACTCAAACACAAAAAATATTATGTCCACATACTATTGGACCAACACAATTTGGTACTGTAGTTAAATTCAATGAGCAAGGTTCATTTGTAGCCAGCGCGCCTACAGGAATGCGTTACAGTTCAACTACATTTGATTTTAGTGATGATGAATTAGATAACGATACAGTATTTGATAATAATGCTACTCAATGGGTAGACACATTTACAAATGCTGGTGCAGTTTACATGTTTGATTACCTATCAACATATAATGAAAATTTAAATGTTCCGGGTAAGTTTGCATATGCTCAAAGTGTAAATGCACAAAACTTAGATTACGGTGCTCAACCAATGTATGGTCAAGCAATTGATTTTAACAATAATCATGTTATCATTGGTACACCTAATTTCAATCCAACATCAAACCCAGAAGACACAAATGGTCAGGTAATAAGCTATATAAGTTTAAGTAGTGAACCAGATTGGGCAGTATATAGAAGTTCAGCACCGGTTGTTGATATTAATAGCATAGGTCCAATACAATTGTTCAGTGCGTCAACAAATAATACATTAGAAAACTTAGATTATTTTGATCCATTGCAAGGTAAGTTATTGGGAGCAGTACAAGAAAACATTGATGTTATATCAAATAATGATCCTGCCGCTTATAACAATCCTGGAAATACACAACGTGGTATTGTTTGGGGAGCAAGTCAAGTTGGACAAATTTGGTTTAATACTACCAATACACGCTTTGTTAACTATCATCAAAATGATGTAACATACAATAGTCAATATTGGGGTAGAGTATTTACGGGAAGTGACGTAGCTGTTTGCTCTTGGATAGAAAGCGATGTTCCTCCTACGCAGTATATCGGACCCGGTACACCGTTTAACATAAACACTTATGCTATTCATGCTGTACTTAATACTGAAGGCACGGTAGTACCGGTTTATTACTATTGGGTAAGAAATACTAATATTGTTTTTACTCAAAGAGGAAAAACTTTAGCAGACTCAACTATTCAATCTTATATTGCACAACCACAAAATACCGGTATAGGTTATTTTGCACCATTGCAATCTAATATTTTTGCACTTTATAATTCTGCATCATATATAAATGCAAACGATACAGTACTGCATATTGGTTATGCGTCCGGTTCGAGTGACGATGTAGCACACAATCAATTTAGTTTAATTCGTGCCGGGTACGCCGATGATTTCTTAAATGGTATCCCTGGATCAGGCGCGGCATATCAAAATCACGGTGCAGTTGGAATCGATCAACCAATTGGATTATACAATAGGATGCTAGATAGTTTAGCTGGGGTTGATAACTCCGGTGCAGTGGTTCCTAATCCATTCTTACCAAAACCTGTACAATCAGGTGTTCTTGCTAGACCAAGACAAAGTTTCTTCTATAATAGATATAACGCATTAAAGAATTATTTACAATATGCTAACGCTATAATGGCACAATTCCCTATTGTAGAAATAAGAAATCCTCAATTCTTATACAGAGTAGGTGAAATTAATCCAACAACAGATCAACCATTCTTTGACACAACAAAGTATTGGAATTTAATTACCTGGTGGGCTCCTGGATATAACAATAACACACGTGCTTCATTGCAAGTACCAATCTATGCTGATTTATCAACCTTAAATGTTGATACAGGTACCATCGTCACTGTTGCTACTAATGGTGCCGGAAATGCTGAAACTTATGTTCTAAGTGCAGATGGCAATTGGACACGTATTGGTTTAGAAAACGGAACTATTGAGTTTAGTAATTATCTTTGGGATTATTCTGCGGCTAAATTGGGCTGGGGCGATAACTTTTTTGATACTACACCATACGATGAGTATCCAAGCGAAGAAACACGTTATATCGTTCGTGCATTAAATGAAGAAATATATACAAACGAATTATTAGTATATAGAAATAAGAGTTTGATATTATTATTTGAATACATTCAAAGTGAAACTATTGAAAGTCAAAATTTCTTACCATGGTTAAATAAAACTTCATTTATTGATGTATCACACACTATTCGTGAACTACGTCCAATAGAAGTATTCCAATCAGACTATCAAGATTTCTTGACTGGCTATCTAAATGAGGTTAAACCATATCATGTGGTTATTAAAGAATTCTTGTTTAAATATACCGGTATTGATGTTTTTGAAGGTGATATTACTGACTTTGATTTACCGGCACAGTGGAGCCCATCAACACAAACATTTATATCACCTGAATTGGTATATGCAAATCCAAATACCATTGATGAATTTTTACCAACAGATACAATTTGGCAATCACCTTCATATAGTCAATGGTATCAACATTATGGTTTAAGTATCGTTGGTCAACCGGCATATCCTATATCAATACTAGAATCATTTATACCATTAAATTCTAATTCAATGTATGTTGATAATGCTACTGGTTTCCCGGTAACCGGAGTAGTATTAATTGGTACCGAATTGATATCATATAACACAGTTAATTTAGCAACTAATCAATTATCAGGATTATCTCGAGGAGTGAATGGTACACCTATACAAATTCATGTACCTGGGGAACAAATTATTATAGATTTACCTGCGGTATTAGTTTTAAACTCAGGCCGTTCTTATGCTAATCCTCCGTTAATTACTGCAAGTATTGATACTACGTTATATCCGGCACCAAGAGTGCCTGCTCAATTAGAACCTATAATGAGCCTTGACAAGGTTATAGGTGTGAATGTGATTAATCCAGGTGAAGGTTATGTTGTATTACCTACAATTAACATCGAACCTGCTTTTATAGTTAGTGTAAATAGTACCAGCGTGAACTTAGTTAATAATACAATTGGATTAGTATCTGCTACATTGCAAACCGGAGATTTAGTTGTTTATAATCCTGGTAGTGGTTCTACTCAAATTGGTGGTTTAGATGTTGGCCAACGTTACTATATTGGTTTGTTAGAATCTACACCATCACCAATTATTGCTATCTATAGTACATATAGTGACGCATTATATGATCGTGATAGAATTGTTTTAACCAGTACTGGTACTGGAACACAGAAATTCAGTGTTGGTGCGTATGCTTCTTGTGTAACAAGCGCAACACCAGTAAGAGAAAACAACATAACATTACGATTTGATAGAACTTCATATACCTCTAAGGTAATAGATTGGGAACCAGCTGGATTCTACGGTTCATTCTATGCAGGTGATTATGCAGATGAACAGATATTTTCTTCATCATCAATTAAACTATACAGCACGAATCCGCCGATTGGTGGTATTCTTGCAGGAGAAACATTTGGTATTACTGCATCCTCACAGGGTGGAGTATTTCAAATATTAGATGTTGAAAATTTACAGACACTAACATGGTCATCACGTACAAGAGATACAGTACAGACATATGGATCTGCATCACTATATCCAAATGCTATTCGTATTAATCCTAGTACAGGTGGTGCTGAAGTAGCCGGAGAAATTGGTTCTACGATTGGTTTCTACATTGGTATGCCAATTAAATTTGTAGGTGCTGTCCCTGTAGGTAGCCCAATTATATCATCTAGCCCATCTGTGGATAACAAATATTATGTTAAATCATTGGTACAATTACCAAACCCTGACACGGGTTTATTAGAAGATACTGGTTTCACTATATCAGATACAGTTGATGTTAATGGTAACCCAGGTTCTGTTTTAGTATTAAACACAGCACCGGTACCAACAGCAGGACTAACATTATATGTAGGTAATTTAACTAATACAGCATTACTGACTATTAATTATGATGGATTAAGAAATGCATCTGCAACATCCTCAACTAATAATTCAGTAACAGTTGATTTAACTGTTACTGGTCAAGCTGGAACCAGTCTGTTCTATACGGGACTTCCTATATTCTTTGTTGGCACTGAATTTGGCGGCATCAACGAAAATAAACGTTATTATGTAAATGCGGTAATAGATGAAACTACATTTACAATGACTGAAACTTCTACTCCTACAATTATTGATTGTACTGAAACTGTTGCCGCCGGCAATTTAGTTATATGCACAACAACAGTTGATTTAAGCGTAAATGATCCTGTCATTTTTAATAATATGGGTATTAACGGAAACGCAGTAGCCACATTTGGTAATATTGAAAGTGGAACATTATACTACATTAGAGAAATAGTATCAACTAGTACGTTTACATTAAGCACATCAATTAATGGTCCTGTATTCGTATTAGCAAATCAGTCGGCTAGTAATGATACAATTGCACCTATGTTGTTACAAACTGAGGTTGTTCAGTTAACAACTGCAACTGGTTCAATGCAATTAAATGTTAATAATGCAATAAGTCCTGGACAAATTAGTGGACAACAATTTACATTGTATGGTCAATCTGGACCATATATTGACCAGTCAGGAATTGCATCTGATTTAATTGATAGAGTAATTACATCTACTATTGGTACTATTGCTTTTCCTTACAATAGAGTATGTTTATCAAATATTGGTGGAGGAATAACAAACATCTATGCAAATATGTATTTTGATGTTTCAGATAGTATTGGTGGATTAACACCCGGAGGTGGATCGGGTGTGGATGATTCATATGAGATAACTGGTACTGGAACTACTGCTATTAACGTTACTAGAGCAGACTCATCGGGTAATTGGTTAGCAATCACATATACAACAAATCCTGACTATCCTGATACCAGTGACGCTTTATACGTAGGCATGCCTATATATTTTAGCGGAGAATCATTGGGAGGTGTGTTATTAGATACAGTATATTATGTTTATGAAATCGAAGCACCATCTGGTCTTTATCCTGGTGGTAGATTTAAACTGTCAGAAGATGTGGCTGTTCCACGTGATGTGTTTGTCATTAATTTTACTCAAACTGGTATAATGTTGGGCACCGGAGAGTCTTATGTTGAGGTAAGTGAGACACTAAGTACCGATGTTGCACTGTCTGATACTACTACATTAACTCAGGTTGTTCAAACTATTGCCGAATTTAATGTTAGTTCAAAGTTGGGCGGTTACTCTATATCACCAACTATAAATGGTACCGGATATGCGGTTAACAATCTTATTACAATTTTGGGTACAAATTTAGGTGGAACAACACCTACAAACGACTTACTATTGACTGTATTGACAATCGATAGCAACGGCGGTGTATTAACTGCAATTGCAGGTGGAACACCATCCGGAGTAGAAAATCAATACTACTTAAAAGTAGTCAATGAAGGTCAGGTAGAAGTGTATAGTAATCCTAATATGACAGTTGCAGTAAGCGGTCAAAACTTCCCTTATGTTGGGGCAACAATTACAACAGCAACAATAGCTACTGCATCTAACAACAGATTTACAGTAACTAGTTCTACAGATTTTAACATCAATGAACCGGTGGTATTTACTGGTACAGTATTTGGAGGTGTTGTTCCAGCGCAGACTTATTATATTTTAACTAAGCCAACGTCAACTACAGTAACTATTTCTGATACAATTGGCGGAACAGTTTTTGATATTACAACAGATGCTACGGGTTCAATGACAATGGCATCGGCCGGCGACTATGCTTTATTACCTCAGCCTTTCTACTTTGATGCAAGTCTTGTGCGATATAATAACAATGTGTATCAATGTATTATCAGTAACAACGATTCAGAATTTATTATTGGTAAATGGGAATTATTGCAATCAGGTAATAGAAAATTAAATGCATTAGACAGAGTTGTTGGTTATTACAAACCAGATAAAACTAATGTTGAGGCATGGAACCAATATATTAATATGCCCGGAGATGATCTAACACAATTATTTACTGGTATAACTTATCCAAATAGCACCTATCAGGGTAACGCATTCCCTCCATCAGAAGAATTTGTACTTGATACTATATTAACTGACCAACCATTCTATCCAACTGGTATTAATTTAAAATCTATAGTTTGGAATGGATTATTATATTTGGCAGTATCTGATACTTCTACTAATGCATTGGTTAATGCAAGTACAAATAGTATTGATTGGACAATAAAACAGTTGGCAAATTCTCCAATTGGTATTACTGATTTAATATATGCAGGTGGAAAATATGTTGTTACCACAACTAATAATGCTACTCCGATATTAACAAGTACCAACGGAGCTGAATGGGATTCTACTATTTCGTACACTCCGGTAAGTACAGCAACAAGTCAATCTCTTTCAATGAATGGTGTTACTTACAATAACGGATTGTATGTCGCAGTTGGTGACAATGTTATTTCATCTACTGATTTAAATACTTGGACAAGTGTGTATGAATTTCCTAATAATGGATTAGTAAATACACTTAATGATGTTGCATATGTAAGCAATGCAGGATTTACTGGTTTTGTTGGAGTTGGTTTAGGTCAACGTTATGTTGCAGGACAAGCTGTTTCTGCAGGTATTATATATGCAAGCCCGGGTAGTGCTACTGCATGGTCTATGACTTCATTTAATCAAACTGAATATGGATTAAATGCGGTTACATCAAATGGTCAAACTATAGTGGCAGTGGGTGACAATGGTCTAGTATATACTAGTTTTAATACATATGATTGGTACTTACAAGCATCAGGTGTCTCTGAAAATTTAAACAATATTATTTGGGACAGTGTTAATAATATATTTGTTGCAGTAGGAAATAATGGTACAATTATTACTGCTCCTATTGACGGGGCAACTTGGAGTGATTATACAGACACTGGAGTAACAAGTGAAGACCTTGAAAGTGTTTTATATAACAATGACTCTAGTGAATATATAATTGTAGGATTTAATAATACTGTATTAACAAGTGTGGACGCAGAAACATGGACTTTATCTGCTAATTTTGAAACGATTCCTACTGTATACACTGTACAAGGTGACGCATTTACTGTTGGTTATGGTCCGGAAGAACTTGTAGCCGGTGTTGTTACGGATGCAATAACTATGATTACTGCTACCCGACCAGGTACAAACTGGGATGAAACTATATACCAACATGTTGGGTACAATGTAGTTTCATTAGAACTAACACCAACTAGTGGTACTCAAACTGAGTATAGTTTTTTATATGCAGTATCTACCCCAGCACAATTAACTGTGTCTGTGATTAATTATGTTACTGGGTTATCAACTACATTAGTAGGACCAAATACTGATGGAATTAATTCGGACTACACAGTTGATTGGGTTAATAAAGTTATTATATTAAATAATCCAATAGCATATGTGACCGCAGGTACATCAGACAAATTAAGAATAGATGTGTATGAAACCGGTAACGGAGATCAATTAGTTAAGGCTAATACAGAAACAGATCCTATTCGTGATAATACAGTAACTGGATTTCAAGAGATATATGTTAATGCAAATTATAGTGCCGGCATATATCAAGGTTCAGGTGTTATTAGACCCACAACAGAACCACAACAAGCTACTGCTATTTCAACAAGTGATATAACAGATGCTATTACTTGTGTAAGCGTACAAGATTTTGTATTAAATGGTGCTATCACATTCAGTGGAGCAGTATTTGGTAATATTGTAGAAGATCAAGTTTACTATGTAAAATCTATAAGCTATGTTTCAAATAGAATTACTATTTCAGAAGTATATAATATTAGTACAGGTACTGCAGGAGCAACATTCCCCTTAAGTACTGCTACAGGTAGTATGGAAGTTATTATTCAAGTTGGAACAGGTACTGTTTGGACACCTCCTCTGGTATTTGATAATGGTTCTAAATTAGTATTAGGACATACCGCTACTGTAACAAGAACAAAAAGCATAACTAATACTATAACTTCTATTACAACTGGTGATTTAGTAATAGATCAGGCTATTAAATTTAGCAATACAATATTTGGTGGAATTGTACCTCTGCAAACATATTATGTAAAAGCTATTATTGATGGAAATGAATTTACTATATCCGAAACTGTAGGTGGACCTACATTCGAATTGACAAATGCAACGGGCGGCGCAATATTTGTATCCGCTGACTATGCTATTGGTTTAGCAGATAATGGTATTAGTGCGGCATTGATATTAGCAAATGAACATAATGCGTCTGTTGACTATATAACATACACATTGTTTGGTGAAACTCTACCAATACAGTATGGATATACAATACCCGAAGTTCAATACTTTAGTGGTAATGGATCAACTTCTGAATTCATTTTAACTAATTATGTTGGTGATAGTAATGTTACTAGTGCAATAGTTGAAATTGATGGTATTCGTCAAACAAGTTCAGCGTATACTATTAGTTCAACTACTAATTCAATAATATTCAATACACCACCGGCGGTTGATACTGTAGTTTCTGTTACCTCATATAATTTAACCGATCGTCAGTATTTTAATACTCAATATGGTATCACTGGTTCTTCCGGATCAGCGTTAGGTACTATTGTAGTTAGTGACACTGTAAATCTTATTAGTACGTTTGACCAAGACACACCAACTGTAGATACCTTTGATGAAGACTCTCCTAATATTGTATTGTTCGATCAGGAATTAAATTATTTAACTTTGGCTGCCCCTTATACGACAGCAGATTTAGAAATAAATTACCCCATCGTATTCAGTTCCCCTACACTAGGTGGATTAAATGCAGGTCAAGTATATTATGTTATTGAAATTTTAAATTCAACTGATTTTGTTATTTCAACTAGTGTTGGTGGTGTTGCTACTGTAGTTACTACTGATAGCGGTACGATGAATGGTGTAGTTAATGGTTTAACTGTTGCAAATATTGTTGGTATAAATAATGCGATTACACAACCAAGTGCTACTGTAATTTGTACGGGCACACTAGCATCTCCTGACAATTTTGTTGTGTGTAGTAATACTTCACCTTTAATCGTAGATCAGGAAATTACATTTAAAGCACCCGTATCTGTAGCCGGAGCATTTAATCCTGGATCAGTATATACAATTACAGTTGTTGGTACAACAGATTTTACTTCATTGGGTGCATCTGCTAATGAAGTTGGAGTAATATTTACTTGCAACTCAAATCCGCAAACAGGTAATGGTCAAGCGTTACTATCTAATGTAGGCGGAGTAGATACTGCTGGTACTGTTTATTTTGTTGCATCTATTGACAGCGCAACTGAATTTACAATTAAAGATCAATATGGTGTTACTGTGGAACTAACTACGTCAGGTGATGGTATGGTTGGCTTTATGGGTGGTAATGTTGCAATACGTGTAGAAACAGGTATTAATCATAATTTAACTGAAAATGCGCTAGTAAGACTTGACGGAATATTAGGTTCAGTTCAATTAAACAACAATACGTATTATGCTAAAATAATAACTGATAAACAAATCTATTTGTACGCAGTACCTTATAATCCTGCATTGAATGCAGTTAATGATCCAATAACATTTGCGTCATCTTACATATCTGGTGGATATGTTTGGATAGATCAATTGTTTACGGTGGCAGATACCTTTACTAAGTTTACTACTTCAGGTAGTAATAGAATTACAGTAAATGATGCTACTGGAATAATTATAGGAACACCAATATATTTTACTGCTATAGGTGCAGTCACTGGAGAGAATATATTAGGTAATATTGAAGCTAATACTGAATACTACGTTTTAAGTGCTCAACCAGAAACAACACCGGACAATTTCATTACTGGTAATCAATATGAAATCACTGCTTTAGGTAATACTAATTGGGCCGCTGTCGGTGCAACAACTATTGCAGTAGGGGCAACATTTACTGCAATTGGTTCAGGCTCAGGCACAGGTACAGCATTGTCATTACAAGAGTTTACTATTTCATCACAACGATATCCAGATGAAGCAGAATTTGTATTAGCAAACGATGTTGGTGAGATTACAGTATCACAGTTCCAACAAGTAAATGTTGACAGATTGTGGGTAACAGTTAACGGATATAGAGTACCATCTAGTTTATTAAGAATCAATCCATACAATAATTTAAGTATACTAACAACTATTACAACTGGCGATGATGTAACTATTACAAGCATGATGCCAACGGCTACTCCAAACGAAGAAGTATACTTATTAAATGTTTCAGCTTCAAGTCAAGCGGCTGTATACAGAGCCAACACTCAAACAAGAACTTGGTTAGTACATCCTTTAAGTATTACAGACACTACAATTTACTTAAATGATGCCTCTCGAATAACTGATAGTATTATTCAAAATGTGACTACTCCGGTGGCAGTGGACGGAACATACACTATTGGATTAACAGCCAATAAAAATACAATTTGTCACGTTCAGGTATACAATAATACCACAAACAGTTTAGTAGATCCTGAAAATTATAGTTTATCTACTTTTGATACTGCCCCGATTGTTGTGATTACAGGTGGTGTAACTGTAGGTGATTCATTAACAATCACAACGACTGAGGGTAGACTATTGTATATCAATGGAGAGCAAATTGGATTTGCTGAATGCGATTTAATAACTAATACTGTTACTGGACTAATTCGCGGTGCAAACGGAACCGGTGCACAGACATATATTCCGTTATATTCGGAAGTGTTTGGTATTATTCCTAATAATAGAATGTCTAATGTTGATTATTCTGATACATGGAATTCATACATATATAATACAATCGACGGAGATCCACTACAGATTAGCCAAACTTCAGGGGCAAATTTCTTGAGAGTGGATAGAAATTAAAAGATAAATAAGTATATTATGAATGAAAAAGTGCAAGAATCCAAAAAATCAGAACCTGAACGTCCCGGGCCAAAGCCCAACGAACATGGTGGTTTTTATTTTTCTTCTACTGTTAAAATAACAGATCCAAACACTAAAGAAATACTGGTCCAAATGCGAGGCGACAACTAATGTCAATAATTAATTTATCATACAAAATAGAGGGATTTTTGAAGATTTACGACCCTAACAACGGTGAAGTATTCGTAGATAAGAAAAATGCCATCAATTATGAAAATATGTCAGAAGCTATTGCTGACACATTAAGCAGTCGCGGATACGGTGAAATATATCAAATGGCCTTTGGAAACGGCGGGGCAAGCGTTTCTGAGACCGGAGTTATTACATATTTGCCACCAAATACTACAGGCCAAAATGCGGCCCTTTATAATCAGACTTACGCTAAAATTGTTGACGATACTAGTGTTTTTAATCTAGACCCCACACGTAACAAAATGACAGTTTCACATACTACCGGTAAGGTTTATACTGACATTTTAGTACAATGTTTGTTAGATTACGGTGAACCTGCTGGACAAGCCGCATTTGATAATAGTACACAAACTGATTCTGCCTACATCTTTGATGAATTAGGATTGCTTGCTAATTACGGGACAGATACTACGGGACAAGTAATCACTAGATTATTAACTCATGTGATTTTTCACCCAGTACAAAAGAGTTTAAATAGACAAATACAAATAGATTACACAGTCAGAATTCAAAGTTTGACTAATTTAGTAACAATTTAAGATAAATAGAATATCGGAGTAATTTCAAAAATGGCATATACAATTGTAAAAAGCAATGGTCAAGTACTGACAACCATTCCTGATGGTACTATTAATACGTCAAGTACCTCATTAGCCCTACCAGGTAGAAACTATGCGGGTTATGGTCAATACGTTGACACAAATTTTGTTTGGCTAACTCAAAATTTTGCCAATACTAGTCCTCCAGCTAACCCATTAGCTGGCCAACTATGGTATAATACAAATGCTAACCTTTTGTATGTTTGTCCAGCAGACGGTACAGCCAACGCAAATGCTTGGTTAGCGTTAACAACAACTGCTAGCGGCGGCACAACAACGTTTGGTGCAATAAATGTAACAGGTAACGTTACAGCAAATAACATGACTGTGCTTAATGGATTCTTTGGTGACTCCATTACTGTTGCTAACGCAACAGTAACAGCAAATGCTTCAATTGCTGATGCAAATATTACAACATCTAATATTGGAACAATATTATCTAGAGTTATTACAACAGGTGCTCAAGGAACAACTGGTAATTTGACAGGTTCTTGGACAATAAACGGCTCAAGTTCTGGAAATTCAGTAGCTATCACTGGTGGTAATTTATCAGTTTCAAATGCTTCAGGCAATATCTGGGGTATTAGATGTGACAACTATATGTATGCAAATGGATCCCCGTTTAACCCTGCTGGTACGTATAATAATGGTAATGTTTTTGATTACCTAACTGGATCTAATTCAGTTGCTAGATTCGGCGGAGGAATCTCGGTATCAAGTATTACCACAGCTAATATTACAACCGGCGCAAACACAATAGGTGGACAACTAACAGGTAACTGGACATTAACATCCGGTTCAAGATTACAAGCAACATACGCTGACTTAGCTGAACGATTTGAGGCCGATGCATACTATGATGCCGGAACCGTTGTTGAATTGGGTGGAGTAAAAGAAGTTACATCCGTTCAGTACGAATTAAGTGAAGATGTGTTTGGTGTGGTCTCTGATACAGCGGCATATTTAATGAACTCTGGCGCAGGATCAGATGAAACACATCCCCCAATTGCAGTTTCGGGGCGAGTTAATGTAAAAGTTATTGGTCAGGTAGCAAAGGGTCAACGTTTAGTAAGTGCAGGTAAAGGTATTGCACGTGCGGCACTACCCGGCGAATCCACTGCGTTTAACACAATCGGTCGTTCATTAGTTGATAAATTAGATGACAACATTGGAACTGTGTTGGCAATGGTAACAATTAAATAAGGAATAAAGAATGTCATACGCACAATTTGGTCTAATTCAGGCATCAGATTTCAATACACTAGTAGGCGGTAACCCCACAACTACATCAGGTACATTAAATGCAGTATGGGCTACTGGCGGAACTACTGCTGGTTATGGCCAAACTGCAATTGCTAACGTAGCAGTAGCACAGACGGTAGGATCCGCTGAGTGGTCAAATTTAGTTAATAAAACTTCTAACTCTGCATCACACCAGGGTACATCTATTACCGCAGTAACAGCCCCTGCAACCGGCGGCACTGTTACATATCTATCTGCTATTCCTACAAACTTAACAACAATTTTTAATAGTAAATTAAACGCCGCATCACAAGGAGCAACTACTGCTAATACAGCAACATATGCTAGCACTTGGTCAGCCGGTTTAACATTTACTCATACTGTTAGTTTTGCTAACGGAGATGCCGCACGATATTTCTTTAACTCAGGTGGACAACTAAAACTAACATGTTCTAATCCTAACTCTACAGCAGGTATTAATTTATTGTTTAATAACTTAGCAAGTAATGTAGGTACTGTTGCAATGTCTGCACCAAGTTCCGGTGCAGTAACTATTTCTGGTACTAGCTATAATGGTATTACTAAAGTTGGTGGTGGTGGTAACGCACCCTCAATTAGCACTAATGCAGGTTATTATGCAATGACTACTGCTAATGTTACAGTATTCACGCAGACAGCATCTACTGGCCCGTCTGGATATTTAAGCACATTCATTCGTGTAATTGCTAAATCAAATGGAACACAAGGTTCTAATGGTGATGCCGGAAGTGTTGTTACATTATATACAATTTGGGACGAAGTTCCGGATGGATTAGTAGTTGGTACTGGTTCTGCTGTAACTGTAACAGCACAAGCACCTGAAACAACATATCTAGCCAACAGTTGGGGTACAATTACTATTGCCGGCTCAGTTACTGGTGCATAATTTTAACTAACAAATAACATAATGTCTTATGCACTGTATGGCAATATTGCATCTTTTGATTATAATACTTTAGTCGGAAGCAATCCATCTACTAGTTCAGGGCATTAAATACTGTTTGGGCTATAGGTGGGAATAACGCAGGTTACGGACAAACAGCATTACCGCAGGTCCCATATCAGAGTAGAATTTATTCTTCTAGCTGGGCAAATCTAATAAACACTACTGGTACATGTGCGACACACCAAGGCACAGCTATTACTAGTATTACAGCACCTGTTCTTAATGGACCAATTCCATATTTGGCCGCACTTCCTACTAACTTAACATCTATATATGGTAGTAGACTGAACGCCGCTACTCAAGGGGCTACTACCGCTAATACAGCAACTTACAATAGTACATGGAGTAATGTATTAATATTCACTCACACTATTTCTTTTGCAAATGGAGATGCCGCACGATATTTCTTTAACTCAGGTGGACAACTAAAAGTAACATGTTCACACGCCAATACAACTGCGGGTATTAATTTGTTAATGCATAATCTAGCAAGTAATATAGGAACGGTTGTTATGAGTTCTACTATATCAGATCCAATAACAGTGTCCGGTTCTAGTTATAACGGTGTTACTAAAGTAGGCGGTGGATTACCAGAACCTGTTATACAGCCTAATAAGGGCTACTATGCAATGACTACTAGTAACACTAACATATTTACACAAACGGCAAACACCGGACCAGCTAACTATGTAAATACAAACATCTCAATAATTGCTAAATCAAATGGAACACAGGGTTTGAATGCAGATGCAGGCAACGTAGTTACACTATATACAGTTTGGGATGAAATCACATTAGGCTACGGAGCAACAGTAGGCGCTGGGTCAAGTACAACAGTTACTATACAAGTACCCGAAACAACATATTTGGCTAATTCTTGGGGTTCAATTGGTATTACCGGTACTGTATTCGGATCATAATTTTTTAACATCACCTTTGTATCTATCTAAATACTCGTAGGAGCCTATATGGATACAAAGAAACTAATAGCAGAAGCTAAAGCCCGCTTCAATCACAATTCTACAAAAGCCTATTTAAAAGACAAATACGATAGTAAATTTATCGTTGCCGTTCAAAACGGATTATGGCGCGCCAATTTAGAAACTATCAATTTCTTAAATTCATCAACTGATACTGAAATCATTCTAATTGATACTTTTAATAATCCAGTTAAAGTTATCAGACAAGAATTGTTAGATAAACTCAATACAGTTTATACAACAACTATGGAAGAATGGTATAATGAATGGTCTGAATTAGAGAAAAAAAGATGAGTAAAGGCGCATTATTATTTGCGTTTAACTCGCCCAAGTACAACTACTATGAAATGGCAGTTGCTACGGCTAAACGTATTAACCATTTTTTAGATTTACCTGTCACTATAGTGACCGATAAAAAGTCGTTACCCGACATTATTGATTACACATTTGACAAAACTATTTTTACTGTAGCAGATGCGTCCAATAAACGTGATTGGGGAGTTTGGATCAACAAGGGAAGATTCCAAGCCTACGATTTAAGCCCCTATGATGAAACATTATTGTTAGATACTGATTATATGGTAAATTCTGACAAGTTGCTAAAAACGTTTGAACTACCTACTGATTTTTGTTGTCACGATACTACTAGTTTTTTAATGCATCCGGGTGTCCCGCAAGAAGTACTCAGTGTATATAGTTTCAAAACACTTTGGGCTACGGCTGTTAATTTTAAGAAAACTAAACGTGCTGAATCAATATTTGGTTCGTTAAAAATGATTCAAAATAATTTTAATCATTACGCAGATATACATGGATTTATATCAGCTACTTTTCGTAATGATTATGCATTGACTTTAGCAACACGCATTGTTAACGGTCACACAACATTACCGCAAGATGTGATACCTTGGAATCTAGTTCATGTTGGTAAAAATACAACAATATATAGAAATAGTGATGATCCATTAAACACTGAATATACTGTTATGTTTGATAATTGGATCAGGGGTAAAATTCGTAAAGAATATACTATTATTAAAAATATGGATTTTCATGTTATGAATAAAGAAAACTTTATGGAGTTAATTAAATGACAAGAGGATTCGTTATTATGGCTCAGGGAGATGATTATGTCAAATGTGCCAATACGCTTAAAGCAAGTATCAAACGAGTAATGCCCAAAGCTAATGTAACCATTGTTACTACAGAAATGTTACCACATGGAGATCAGGCACCTAATACTAATTGGAAACTTCAAAATGATTGGCAAGTATATGAAGCAAGCCCATATGATGAAACTATCAAGTTAGAAGCAGATATGTATATACCTCGCAATATTGACCATTGGTGGGAGGTACTGTCAAACCAAGATGTTGTGGTGTCTAGTTTAATAAGAAACTTTAAACAAGAAATATCAGATGTTAGAATGTATCGTAGATTTATTGATGATAATAATTTACCCGATGTGTATAATGCAATTACATATTTTAAAAAATCAGACACAGCAAAACATTTTTTTGATATAGTAAGAGATGTTTTTGAAAATTGGAATGAATACAAGACAATATTAAAATGTAACCCACAGGAAATAGCAACCACTGATTGGGCGTATTCTATTGCTTGTCATATTATCGGAATTGAAAAGACAATGCTACCAACGTTTACTGAAATGTCAATGATACACATGAAACAATATATTAATGGAACTGCTACTGAGAATTGGACTGATACCTTTATATATGAATGTTTACCAAATCAAATTAGAGTACAAACTATTCCACAACAGTATCCATTTCACTATCATGTTAAGAACTTCTGTGATAAAATAGCTGAAAGTATAAAATGAGCATTGAAAACAACGAAGAAGAATACATTATATTATGGCAACCACCTAAATTAGAGCCTCCAGAATTTAGATTGTACTATGATGAACACGGTGCGGTAATATGTTATACCGGGGATAAATCTGTAACTGGTAATTATATTGTTATTGACTCACTTACCTTTGCACAAGCAAGGCCTGATGTAAGAGTTATTAATGGTAAAATATCTACTGTTGCACCTAATGCAGTCGTGCATAAATTAATGCCAAAAACTAGTGAGGGAATAGATTGTCACATGGAAGATATAAGTATACTTGTTGATAAAAAACATTACAAGAAAACACAAAAATGGAAATTAACTACCTATGAACTCTGATGATATTATTGATGTAGCAGACTTGGATTGTATATATTTAAGTTACGATGAACCACAGAAAGAAGAATTTTGGCTAAAGATTAAAAACATGGTGCCTTGGGCAAAACGTGTTGATGGTGTTAAAGGCAGTGATGCCGCACACAAAGCCGCAGGCGAAGCGAGTGATACTGAACGATTTATTTTAATCGACGGTGATAATATGCCTGACGAAAAATTTTTCAACATTCAGTTAAACTTCACTGGCAAAGACCCGTCATTTAAAAAAGCACAGTTTCGTTGGAAAGCACTAAACATTGTCAACGGTTTGCTTTACGGTAACGGTGGAATGAGTAGTTGGACAAAAGAATACGTTGCTAAAATGAAAACACACGAACATCAAACAGATGGTGATGTATCACGTATTGCTGATTTCTGTATGGGTGGTAATGATAATTTATATTGGGCCATGTATAATTGCTATAGCACAACATTTCCTAACTACACACCTTTTCAAGCATGGCGTGCCGGCTTCCGTGAGGGTGTTAAGATGAGTTTAGATAGAGGCGCAAAGCCAACAGTTAATGCATTTAAAGAAATTGTTGCAAGTCGCAATTTAAATAATCTTACTATTTGGCACAATGTAGGAATGGATGTAGATAACGGACAATGGGCAATTATGGGAGCACGAATGGGAACTCATATGACTATGCTTACTGATTGGGATCATACCAACGTACAGTGGTTTGATAATTACATTGAGATGTGGGAAAAAATTAAAAACGAAGATCCTATTGAATTATCAGAATCATATGGAATTGAACTAAACACAAAGTTGGGTTTGCCTATGTGTGCGTTAGACAGCGAACAAAGTAAATTTTTTAAACGTCACTATAAATCAGATTACCACAACTTAGACCCATTAGTAACGGAGATGGATGTTATTCGAAAAATCGAAGGATGGTAATGAGTAACGAACAACAACGAATTAAAGACATTAAGATCAAGATTGAGAATGAGGTAGGTCCCACATTCTGTCTTGCCAAATGGCACCATGTAACTATGTACTTGCAATCAGGCGAGACACATAGTTGTTATCACCCGCAACCTCATAAGATTCCTCTAGAAGAACTAAAAGATAACCCATCAGCATTACATAATACGCAACAGAAAAAAGAAGAACGTAAACTAATGCTTGATGGTGGCAAACCAACTGGTTGTCAGTATTGCTGGAATATTGAAGCAATGGGGCCTGACTATATAAGCGACAGGCATATACGTAACGCTAGTATTTTTACTGAAGAACGATATGAACAAACTGTTAAGGGTCCCTGGAATCAAAACATAAATCCAGAATACTTAGAAATTAATTTTGGTAACGAATGTAACTTTAAGTGTGGTTACTGTCACCCTAAGTATTCTACTAGTTTTTATAATGAGATTAAAAAACACGGCCCAGTAACTTCCGTGAAGAATCATAGATGTGATATTGACTGGATGACATTGTATCAACGTGAAGAAGAAAATCCATATGTTGATGCATTTTGGGAGTGGTGGCCTGAACTACGCAAGACATTGAATATTATGCGTGTAACTGGTGGTGAACCTACAATGCACACTAGCACTTGGAAATTATTAAAAGAAATTGAAACAAATCCAATGCCCTGGTTAGAATTAAACATAAACAGCAACTTAGGTACAAAGACAGCATTAGTTGAAAAACTAGCACATAGTGTTAAGAAATTAGTAGATGATAAAAAGATTCGCGGGTTCAAACTATTTACTAGTTTAGATACATGGGGACCTAAGGCTGAATATATTCGTACAGGTTTAGATTTGGAATTGTGGGAAACAAATTTTCATACGTATCTACAGAATACTAATAGTCCAATCACATTTATGATTACTTTCAATATTTTTAGCGTTACTACATTTAAAGAGTTCTTGGGTAAGTTTTTAGAATGGCGTAAACAATATGGTTGGTATGAAAGTCATAAAGAACATCGTGTGCGTTTTGATACACCATATCTACGTGACCCTATTCAATATGATATGAACATTTTACCTAAAGATGAATTCATGCCCTATATGCATGATGCATTGACATTCATGGAAGCAAACGTAGACGATAATCGTGCTGATGCTTTTACTACTATTGAGTTTGAGAAATTTAAACGTGTAGTAGATTACATGGCTGACACTAAATACGCAGAGTCAAAATTAATTGAAGGTCGTAGAGACTTTTACAATTGGTTTAATGAATTAGATGAGCGCAGAGATACAGATATGTTAGCTATCTTTCCAGAATATTTAAATTTTTATAGACTATGCCAAGAAGTTAATCAAATGAATCCAAAATGAGTAAGAAAAAATCTAATAAAATCTCAGTTGAAGATTTAAATAATAGCAAGACACTATGTGTTGTGCCTTGGATTCATATTCATACTAACCCTAGTGGAATTGCCGCACCCTGTTGTATTGCAGAATCTTGTGCAACTGAAGACGGTGTAGGTAATTCTCGAACTCAAGGGTTACAGGAGATCATCAATTCTGAAAAAATGAAAAGTTTGCGGTTAGATATGATGGCAGGAGTTAAAAATCCAGAATGTATTAAATGTCATCAGCATGAAGATCAAGGTGTAAAAAGTTTTCGCAATATGATTAATGATGAGTTTGCACATTATTATGATGAAATAAATTCAACTAACAAAGACGGATCAATTAATAACTTTAAAATGAGATACTTTGACATTCGTTTTAGTAATATATGTAATTTTAAATGTAGAACATGTGGATCAGGTTTTAGTACGCAATGGGAACAAGAAGATTTAAAAAATAACGTTTGGTATTCAAAAGTAATACCTAAAAATGATAATAAAGAATTTTTACGTCAAGTTGTAGAACAGACAGAGTTTATGGAGACCGCATACTTTGCAGGGGGTGAACCATTAATTACGGAAGAACATTACATCTTATTGGAAGAAATGATTCGCAGTAAAAGAACTAAAATTAAATTGCGCTATAATACTAACTTAAGTAATCTCAAGTTTAAAGATAAAGATTTAATTTCACTTTGGAAACACTTTGACCATAAGGTAAACATTTATGCCAGCATTGACCATTATGGTGATCGTGCTGAATATATTCGTCATGGTACTGACTGGGGTGTAGTTGAATCTAATTTTAAATTAGTAAAAAAGACTCCCTTTATTTCATTACAAATGAACACCGTATTAAGTGTGTTTAACATATTAACTATACATGAATTTTATCAGTATCTATATGATAAGAAAATGTATTCAAATAAAGACTCAGCTTATACGTTATACAATATGTCAACTCCTGAATATTTAGCTTGTCATATTCTTCCACCGGATATGAAACAAAAAGCTAAAGACAGTTTAGAAAAAACAGTTAATTTTTTAAAATCTAAAAAATTTAAGGTACAACAGGTGCAACAAGTATCTGATGCTATTCCTTGGGTTATGTCAAAAGATTCATGGGACCAACACAAAATGCAATTTAGAAATGAAATTAAAAGATTAGATAAAATTAGAGATGAAAACTTTAAACAGACATTCCCTGAGTTGGCTATTTTATTAGAACCCGAATATAAAAGATTGTGGCCAGTATGAACAAAAATTATTTATTAAACGAGAGCAAAACTTTTTGCATGTTCCCCTGGGTACACTTAAACGTAACACCAAAAGGTGATATCTATCCTTGCTGTAGTAATGACTATACCAAACCTTTTGGTAATACAAAAGAAACTACATTAAAAGAAGCATTTAACAGCCCACCAATGAAACAATTGCGTTTGGATATGTTAGCTGATAAGAAAAATGATATCTGTAACTTTTGTTATAAGCACGAAGAAGCAGGTCCGCATAGCTTTAGAAATTATAGCAAAGAACATTTTGGTAAGCACTTTGATGGAACAGTTCCCACTACATTGGAAGATGGAACTGTTCCTGAATTTAAAATGCATTACTTTGACATTCGTTTTAGTAACATTTGCAATTTTAAATGTAGAACATGTGGGTCGGAGTTTAGTAGTCAATGGGGAGCAGAGATGCGAGCCAATCACGATCCAAAACATCCTATTGTGATTCATGCCGATGAAAAGGGTAATCTATTACGTGAAGTATTAGAACAAGTTGAACATATTGATTTGGCATACTTTGCAGGTGGTGAACCTACCTTAACTGAAGAACATTATATAATGTTGGAAGAAATGATTCGTAAAGGTCGCAGTGATATTGTACTACGATACAACACAAACGCTAGTAACATCAAATTCAAAGACTATGATTTATTAGATATGTGGAAATACTTTAAGAAGATTGAATTGAGTTGTAGTATTGACCATTACGGGGAACGTGCTGAATGGTTACGTCATGGAACTGATTGGGGTGTAGTTGAAAGCAATTTACTCAAGTTCCGTGAGTTAGACTATGTTAGTTTTCAAATGAATACTGTATTCAGTATCTTTAATTACAGTACAATTGGTGAGTTCTATCAGTACTTAAAAGATAAGAATATCGTTCGTAAAGAGGACTGGTACCATAGTTTGTACCTAGCAGTACATCCTAGTTACTATTCGGGTAAAAGTTTACCTAAAGAATTAAAAGTCGAAGCCGCAGAAAAAGCATTAGCTTGGGCAAAGTCTAACGAAGGTGACGGTACATCATTAAGTAGATTGGTAACTGATGCTGTAAACTTTGCGGCAGATGATGATACCTGGACTGAAAATAAAGAAACATTCTTTTTACATACAGGTTCAGGTGATAGGATTAGAGGTGAAAGTTTCTGGAAAACTTTCCCTGAATTAAATAAATTACGTGATTTGACGGAGTAACAATGCAAGATACAATAGTAGTAGAAAATTTAGTAAAACATGGCAAACACTTTTGCGTTTTGCCCTGGGTACATTTTCACTCATGGCCTGACGGACGAGTGATGCCATGTTGCGTCGCCGATAGCGGCATGCCTGTTGCTGAACTAAAAGAAGATGAATCAATCATTCAAATGATGAATAGTGATGACTTTAAAAAGATTCGTTCAGCAATGTTGAATGACGAACCAGTTGAAGCATGTAAGCGTTGCTATGACTTAGAATTAATGGGTACATGGACAATGCGTCAAAGTCACAATAAGCGTAAAGGCTTAGAGTATGTCAAGGAAATTAGTGAAATAACTAGTGATGACGGTACCATCAGTGATTTTAAAATGAAATATATGGACCTGCGTTTTAGCAACATGTGTAATATGAAATGTCGCAGTTGCGGTCCCGGATGCTCAAGTTTATGGGCACAAGAATTTATGGATGAGCGTGGCGCTGAAGTGTTTGACCAATACTTTAAGACAAAAAAGATTGTTATCAATAAGGCAGAAGAAGTTGGCTTTATGAACAAACTGAAACCATACTTGAAAGATGTAACTGAAGTGTATTTTGCCGGTGGTGAGATTATCATTACTCCTGAACACTACGAATGCTTAGACTATTGGATTGAGAATGGATTGAATGAACAGATTGAGTTAACATATACAACTAACTTTAGTTCATTAAAGTACAAAGATAAGGACTTAATTGGTTATTGGAAAAAGTTTCCCAAGTTAAAAATTTGGGCTAGCTTAGATGGTATGGGTGAAACAGCAGAATTGATTCGTAAAGGCACTGATTGGGACCGTATCGTTAAGAATATCAAAGCAGTCAAAGAACAAGTACCACATGCAGAGTTTCAGATTACTCCCACAATTAGTATTTGGAATATATTTCACTTTCCTGACTTCTTTGACTATATGATTGACAATAAATTCATTGATACCAAGAGTAGTCCACGATTTAATCTAGCAACTAACCCATGGTATGCAAATATTATGATTCTTCCGGTTCATGTTAAACGTAGACTTGCAGAATTGTATCGGGTGTACCAAAACAAATATAAAGATAATGTCGATATCTACAACGGCTTTAAGATGATTATCTACAACTTGACTGTTGGCGACGAGAACAAAGGTGGCATACTAGAATTCAAACAATTCAATGATGAGTTAGATCAGTTTAGAGATGAAAAATTTGAGGACATTTGTCCAGAAATTAAAGAGGTATATGAATGGGCAAAAAGCTAATAGCAATTGAGGCTCCACAGCCCTACTTAGCAATTACATGGCAAGTTAACAACTATTGTAACTTTAAATGTAGTTATTGCAACCCCGGTAACTGGGGAGGTACTGATATTAACGATGGTAATTTAGATTTGTATATCAACAATCTATCTACTATGATTACTAAGTACAAAGCCGCAGGATATAAGAACTTTAAGTTTTTCTTCAGTGGCGGTGAACCTACAGCATGGAAAAACTTTATCCCAATATGTGAATGGATTTATAAAGAACTACCCCGTGCCACACTAGCAGTTAATACAAACTTGAGTCGTCCATTAGCTTGGTGGGAAAAGCATTATCACTTATTCGATGACGTAGTTGCAAGTTTCCACGTTGAATTTAGTGATAAGAAAAGATATGAAGAAAATAGCATGTTTTTGTGCGACAAAGTTAACTATCTTTCTACAAAAATGTTGATGCATGAAGAAAGATTTTGGGAAGTAGTTGATTACGGTAACTATTTAAAAACAGTTATGCCAAATTATTTCTTAGAATGGACTCCACTATTTGATGAGATGAGTGTTAATGCTGGCCCTTGGCAGTATAAAGATCCGGTAAAAGAACAATGGTTGCGTGAACACACAACAGAGATTCAGCAAACTAAACGCAAACCAATGAAACGTACAACACTTACGGTTAGTTACAATAAATATGAAGATGGTACAAGTGAAGTATGTAATAGTAACGAAGTTATAGTTGCAGGTAATAACTTCTTCAGTGGTTGGAATTGTAATGTAGGTGATGCTATTTTTATTAACCCAGTAGGAGAAATGAGTTTAGCTAGTTGTGGTCAGGGTGGATATGTAGGTCACATATTAACAGATATTAATAGGGTAGGCCCAAAACAAATTGTATGTGAAAAAGAGCATTGTCATTGTGGTACCGATATTATTATACCCAAATTTATAGAAGAACAATATGAGTGATAAGATTAAAATAGCATATAATTGGATAGGGCCTCGAGGCCCTATCCCCAATACCGAAGTTCCTAATATTCTTAATCTAGCTTCTGTTGCACAATCAGCATCTACTAATAGTCATAGATTTTGGAGTGATAGCATATGGCATTTGTTATTTTGTAATAACTATGGTTATGATTTAAGTTCAACTAATTTTTTAACACAAGATGATATATTCATATATCCAATGGCTCTTACGTGGAGATTAAGTTTTACAACATATTTTTATCAAACTTGTGGAATTTTAGAATATTCAGATACTAGCGAACAAACACTATATCATATTAGACACCTTAAGGGATTTATATTAATTGAGGATAGCGCGGAAGCACATATTTTACCTAATCATTTAGAACAAATGCATGAATATTTTAAAATAAATAATATTCCTATGAATAAGGTGATATATCTTACTGGTTGTATGAATGCCCAACTATTATATGAACAATGGTGTTTTGAACGCGGACATCATAGACCCGAAGATAAAATGAATATTTTCTCTTATCCAATTTCTCAAGATAGTTTAGCTATATATTTTACTACGCATAACCCACAAGTACCTGAATATGATACCGAACGAGTTCCTGAAAAATTGTTTTTATCATGGAATCGCAGATTTAGAACACATAGGGTAGCAATTGGGTTTGGTTTAGACAAATTAAAATTAATAGAGCGTTCGTATATAAGTATGGGTTTGACGGATCCTGAAAATACTCATATGCATATAACACAATCATACAATGATTGGTTACTAATGGACATGCATATTACACCGGAAGACAAAAATAATTTTGTAAATAAACTACCATTGGTGTTAGATGGAGAAACTAATATTAATCAAATGTGTCAAGATTTTAATGATGCAACTAGGCCTTATTATCAAAATAGCTTAGTTAGTATAGTAAGTGAAACAAACTTTGATGCACAAGAGGTAACATTAACTGAAAAATCATTTAAACCAGCAAAAGAAAAACATCCATTTATCACCGTTGGTGCACCGGGAACATTAAGAGCATTAAGAGATATGGGATTCAAAACTTTTAATACATTCTGGGATGAAGGGTACGATGATGAAGTTGAGCCAAGAGAAAGAATGAAAAAAATTTTAGATATATGCCAACACATTTCTACATGGAATAATCATCAAATAATTGACTTTAGACGTAGAGTTAAACCAATATTAGATCATAACTATGAAATATTAAAAACAAGATATTCGGTTATAGTTGCGACTAAAATAAGAGAAAGAATATTAGAAGTAACAAATAAATAAATTATGAAAAAAATATTAGTATGCGGTGCAGGCGGATTCATAGGATCACATTTAGTAGAAAAACTAAAAGAACAAGGACATTATGTCATTGGAACAGACCTTCATTATCCATTATATAATGAAACACTTGCAGATGAGTTTTACATTATGGATTTGCGTGAACAAGATAATGTTCGTAAATTAATTACAAATGAGATAGACGAAATATATCAACTAGCCGCCGATATGGGAGGAGCAGGTTATATCTTTACGGGGGAACATGATGCTGATATTATGCACAATAGTTGCCAAATTAATTTAAACATATTAGACGCAATGGTAAAAAAGGGTGTAAAAAAAGTATTCTACAGTTCAAGTGCATGTATGTACCCGGCACATAATCAAACTGATCCTGATAATCCTTTACTATCTGAAGATTCTGCATACCCTGCAAATCCAGATAGTGAGTATGGTTGGGAAAAACTATTCAGTGAACGATTGTATATGACATACGCTAAGAATTATAACTTAGATGTTCGTATTGCACGTTTTCATAACATCTTTGGCCCAAAAGGTTCTTGGGATAATGGTAAAGAAAAGGCTCCGGCAGCACTGTGTCGTAAAGTAGCACTGTGTAAAGATGGTGGTGTTATTGACGTTTGGGGCCCGGGCAACCAAACACGTTCATTCTTATTTATTGATGAGTGTGTTGAAGGCATGCAACGTATCATGGCTAGTAATTATACACAGCCAGTTAATCTAGGAAGCACTAGAATGATTAGCATTAATAACTTAGTGTTGTTAATCGCAAAATTGAATGGAAAACATATTAGCATTCGCAACGTCAACGGCCCATTAGGTGTTATGGGACGTAACAGTGATAACAAACTAATTAAAGAAGTTATCAACTGGGCACCTGATGAAGATTTAGAGTCAGGCTTAATCAAAACATATAACTGGATTGATGAACAAATACAATTAGGCTTGAAGGATGCCGCATGAAAAAATATATTATTGGATTAGGATGTAGTTGGACTCAAGGTGAGGGCGGTTACCCTGATTCAGTTTGGCAATCACACGGTGGAAGAGTACAAGTAAGAGGTAAAAGTGATTACTATCTACGAGAAATTGAACACGAAAATAGTTGGGTTAATGTATTATGTCGGGATCACTTTCCAGAATATGAACCCGTTAATCTAGGCGTGAGGGGTATAGGCAACAAAGCCGCAGTAGGACAATTACATTTTTGTGATAAAGTAGATTTTAATAATAGTACTGGTATAATTGTATTAATGCTAAGTGGGTTTGAAAGGTTTGATGTATTTCAACAACATCCACTACAACATCCACTTGGTAGTACTAGTCAGAATGATTTCTATTCTAAGAATAAATATCGTCACTATAAATGGAGAACAGCATGGCCAATACCCGGACATGACACCGGTGATGCGGCATTTTGGGATGTATATGGTCGAGAATTATGGAGTGAACAATTTGTCTCTGCACATCAAATGAGCAATCTGTTAGACTTGCAAACATTTGCAAAAGCATACGGGTATAAAGTTGTTGTCGCTAATGCATTCAATAACCGACAAGAGGGTATAAAAACATATTTGCGAAATAATGCAGATTATTTGGTTGATAAGTTTGATTGGTCTACTTATATACATGAAACAACACCTTATTCCGCATTTGTTCAAAAATTAGTAGAGTTAGATGGACTTATGCCTGCACAGAATTGGGGAGGATTCCATCAGTATTATCATAAGCGTGAATGGCCCGCTAAATATCTTACAAACTGTGAAGGAGCACACCCTACATTAGAAGGGTATAAAGTGATCGGTGCTGAATTAGCACAGTTTATAAGATCAAAAGGCTATGTCTAAAAAAATCGTTAGTTTTGTCAATCCAAACTTTCAGCAGGGTCCAAAAGAATTTAATGCATATTATCTTCCATATAGCCCTGCTGTATTATGGAGCTATGCCTCACAATTTAGTGAAATCTCGGACAGTTATGAATTAGGTGAATTCATTTGGCGCAGAGATTTAATTGAAGATGTAGTAGAACGATTAAAAACTCACGATGTAATTGGATTTAGTACTTATATTTGGAACCGTAGCTATAACACAGTACTTGCACGTGAACTTAAAAAAGCCAATCCAAACATTCTTATACTAGGCGGCGGACCGGAGTATCCTATTGAAAAACCAAATTTCTTTAAAAAATATCCATTTATTGATATCTGTGCAAAGTTAGAGGGTGAAAAGTCATTCAAACAAATATTAGAAACATATTTAACTAGTAAAGACTTTACTAAGATTCCAGGATTAATTATTAATGACAATGGTAAAACAATTGACACCGGAGATGCAATTCGCATCGATGACTTGGATGTAATTCCTAGCCCGTATCTAACTGATGTATTTAAGTCACTCATGGAAAAACATCCTGAAATACGTTGGAATGCCACACTAGAATCAAACAGAGGTTGTCCATATGCTTGTACCTTTTGTGATTGGGGCTCATTAACGTATAATAAAGTAAAAACATTTGCGCTTGAACGGGTGTATGCCGAATTAGAATGGGTGGGTCGTAACAAATGTGACTTTGTTAGTTTAACTGATGCTAACTTTGGTATCTTTGCGGAACGTGACAGTTTGATTGCAGATAAACTAATTGCTGTCCAAAAAGAATATGACAATCCAAAAGCATACACTATTAGTTGGGCAAAGAATCAAAAACGAGAAGTTGTTGATATTGTTCGTAAGTTAATTTATGAAGGTGGCGCAAAGATTGGATTGAACCTAAGTGTGCAAACAATGGATGACAACGTGCTTGATATTATTAAACGTAGCAACCTTGAAATGAATAAGATTGAAGAAGTGTTTGATATGTGCGAAGAACATAATATCCCATTATATACAGAATTAATTTTAGGTCTACCCGGGGAAACACTTGAAACGTGGAAACAAAACTTCTATAAACTATATAGAGCCGGCAATCATACAGGAGTTACTGTATATCAAGCACAACTATTAGAAAATGCTGAAATGAATTTGCTACAGCGTAAACTTTATCAGCTTGAAGGTAAAGTAGTTTATGATTATCTTGTGGGAACGTACAACGAACATGAACTACAAGAGGGTGTTGAAGTTATTGTGTCAACAAAAGATATGCCACGTGAAAAAATGATTGATGCACAAGTATTCAGTTGGTTTATGAATACGTTTCACATTAATGGTATTACTAATTATATCAGTAGATTTTTGTTTAGATATTCTGATATATCATATGAAGATTTCTATGAAAAACTACTAGAATATATTAAGCAAGATCCATGGTTTGCTAGTGAAATTGAACGAATCAAAGAACACTACACTCGATGGACTACAGTGGGTAGAATTGACCACGACCCTATTCAAGGTATTGAGATTCACGGTTGGAACTTAATTAACAGTACATTGATTAACTTACATAGTCAAGATAAACACGAACATGCATTCAGTCTTATATATGATTTTACAACACAATTTAATCTGCCTCAGGATATATTTGAAGAACTAATGAAGTTTCAAAGTACTTTCTTAGTCGACCACAAAAAGACACATCAGTACCCACAGGTTTTACATTTTAAACATGATATTTTGGGTTATATTCAAACAGATATGGAACTTAATAATCCAGCTAGTTATGAATTTGATTTCCCTGAAGATAAAGACATGAGTTTACAGCGATTTTGCGAACAAATATTCTTTGCTAGAAGAAGAAATTTTGGTAAATCATGGGTAACTAAACATGGCATTAATTAACAAAGATAACACCTTGTTTTTAGGAGGACAAGAGTATTACTTGCGACCATTATCCTACACTAAAGATATTCATAATTTTGAGGATACTGATTACTGGTATGCTGAATTTTTTAACCACGATTCAATTCATCATTTGACTAATCCAGATGTATTGTCACCTGATACGTTAGAAAGATTGCAGAACAAAACATGTGTATTAATGCTTAACAATGCACATGAAGCATTTCATACAGTAGTAAAACCAATATATGATATTGCAATTAAACAATTAAACATTCCACCAGAACAGATTGTATTAATTAGTGAATCAGCAGTAATAAACAAAGAAGTAGAAAAAGTAGCAAATGAATATACTCTAGCAAAGATTAAAACAGAATGGATGCGATTGTTTGAACACGACACTATGGTAGTTGAACACAATCCAATAGCTACATTAGAACATAAACAATATACTAAAAAGTTTATTAGTTTGAATAGACGATGGAGATTACATCGACCTGCATTAGTTGCATTATTAGAATTAAATGGATTAATTGATAATGGTTATGTCAGTCTTGCTAGAGCAGATGACGGGAAAGATTGGGATGTGTTTTTTGATGAAATGACTTGGACATTAAGACACAATAGTGATTTTGTCAATATCTTTGTACACAATAAAGACAGAGTTAAGAATATACCGGAAATGAAATTGGATCAATCAGACATGACCATTAACCATGCACATGTGCTTACTGATTCAACTGACATGTATTATGAGAACACGTATTTTAGTGTAATATCAGAAACCAATTTCTTTAAAGAAACAGGTGAGGGTTTGTTTGTTAGCGAAAAGATTTTTAGACCAATATTAAAAAAACACCCATTTATACTTTTATCTAGACCACACACGCTAAATACGATGCAAAACATAGGGTACAAAACATTTGGATCTATCATCAATGAAGAATATGATAGTGAAGAAGATGATTGCAAACGAATGTTAATGATAATTGATGAAATAAAAAGATTATGTAATTTATCCGATATTGAACTACAATTATTTTTAAATGAAGCCAAACATATCACAGAATACAATTATCAGGTACTTTTAAATAAACGAGAATTTTTAACAAAATTATGATTACAGATTTAAAAAAATATAAAAGAGTGTTTGCATTTGGGTGTAGTTTTACATGCTATCTATATCCTACTTGGGCAGACATAATTTATAAATCTATGAGCCCTAATGTAGAATTTTATAATTTAGGTCAATCCGGCGGCGGAAATCTTTTTATATCACATAGAATAGTAGAAGCAAATAGAAAATATAAATTTAATGAAGATGATTTAATTATACTAATGTGGTCGACCTATGCTAGAATTGATTTTTATAGAACTGATTGGGGTTGGATAACACCCGGTAATATATATACTCAAAATCAACTAAGTGAATCCACTGTCAAGGAGATAGAGGATTTAAATTGGTTTTTAATGCGTGATTTATCAACTATAGATTTAACGACTAATTATCTCAATAATCTACCATGTGATACTATTAAACTTATGTCAGTTCCATTTGATTATGAACAATTAGAAAGATTTAATGAATTAAATAAAATTACAAAATCTATATTTGATTTATATTCAGACTTGAATACTGATTATCCAAAATCATTATTTGACTATTTGGGTAGAAAATGGAACTCAATAATTAGATACACTGATTCAGATATGCCAATCGACTATCACCCTACACCAGTGGATTATAAAAATTATTTAATTGACTGTGGTGTACCTATATCACAAGAAGCAATTGATTATGCACACGAATCATTAAACAAACTATTAACCCCTAATATATCTAAATTAGACGCAATTAATATGTTTCCTGATTGTGATGACAGAGTTTCTAAATCTCGAAAACATTTATGGTAACTCTGTATTATAATTTAATTGATGGTATTGATATTGATAAGATTACAAACGATGTTATTAACAAAATTCCAGACAAGGTTGTTATCTTTAATGAATTAGAATGGGAATTAAAACAACTCACAATTCAATTTATTCAATTTTTAAAAGATAGAAATGTTCAAATAGAAATTATATTTGGAAGTTTTCACACCAAATACTACGATGATTATTGTGACCGTTTAGGATTAAATTATAATAGTCTAACGTTTTGGCCTACTTATTGGATGCCGTGGACTGAAATGTGCTTGAATAGTGTAATAGACCACACTACTTATCAAGTTAATACTGATTTTAAATACCCTTTTATTTGCTTAAACAATAAAAATCATACACATCGTTGTGCTTTAATTGACCATTTGTCAAAGTATAATCTTATTGACAGTGGGGTAGTTACTTGGCATAAGTTTCCTAACTCTACGTATGAATATGATTTTAAATATTATGATGATAGTATTAGATTAATAGATGATGATTTTGTTATTAAACTAGATTCATTTTTGTTACCTCATCAATGGCATGAATCTTTTTTACATGTTATTGGTGAGGCAACAATTAATGCAGATTTTATTACAGAAAAAACAGTAATCCCGTTATTACTGAAAAAACCCTTTGTCTGTATTTCTACTAAAAATTGGAATAAAAGGTTAAAGGATTTAGGGTTTGTGTTATATGATGAAATAATTGACTACTCATATGATTCCCATGATAATGTTGAAGTAAGAGCAGATAAGTTATGTGAAAGCATTAGCAAACTATCAACTAATTACAGTGAGTTATATAAAATAATTGAACCTAAAATTCAACATAATTATAATAGATGTTTAGAAATTATTAAGGATAAAACATTTATCCCTTCAACTGTTATTGATAGAGTTACGCAAATGTCAAATAGTAATTATATGTCAATGCACACAGATCCTCGATATGAAAATATAGTGAGAAATTGCAATGATTAAAATTACAGATGTTTGGACTCTCAATTTTAATTTATTCGTAGATGACATTATTAATAACATTCAGTATGTTAAAATGGTTATACTTGATTGTTTGCATGAAGTTGACCACTACGATAAAGTTTTTAATAAACACGACATAGATAGATTATTAAATGTTACTCAGTATTATAACGTTCCGGTAAAAATTTTAACTTCAAACAATAATAAAAATTTGGCTCTTGCAAGATTTTTAAACGTTTCAATTATTTGTTGGGATACATTCTGGTTTGAAAGAACATATCGAATATGGTTACTGCACGATGAATATAATCAAACAAAGGGCATTGACATAAAAGATGATAATGTTTGTAAGGATTTTGAATTAAACTATCCATTCATATGCCTCAATAATGTTGTAAAACTTCATAGAAGTATAATGATGGACTTACTTGCTAAACATGAATTGTTGAATCAAGGTGCAATAACATGGCGCGGGGTATCTCATAGTGGGATCAATAATTATAAGTATAAACACTGGGATCCCAAAATATTAATTTTAGATCAAAATTTGGATGTAAAATTTAATCAAGAAACAATGCCAATAGAATTTAATCATTCATTTATGCAATTGGTTACGGAAACAGAAGAAAACGAATCATTTTTTAGTGAAAAAACAACAACTCCTATTCTTTTGAATAAACCTTTCTTAGTTGCATCTAATGTTGGTTTCCATCGTACATTGGAACAACTAGGCTTTCAATTATATACTGAACTATTTGATTATTCATTTGACGATGAAACGGATATTGTTATCCGATATGAAAAAATAGCTGAGAATGTAAAGCGTTATGTAGGGATAAGCCCATCTGAGTTAAAACAGCAATACAATAAAGTAATTGATAAAATTACCTACAACAGAAAACTTGCAATGAAATATGCAACTACTGTTCCGGATGAAGTTAGACAACTACATTTGTTGGTCGAAAAAAATAACATAGATTACAATGGCCCACTAAATAAAATCAAATACTTAATAAACGGAAATCTATGAAAAAAGTAGCAATGATTGGTGTGGGTAAATTGGGCCAAGACTGTGCAGAAGTAATGGCAGAAGCAGGAAATAATGTAGTTGGATATGATGTTGAACCTAGACTTCCAATGTTCCCTATGAAGGATACGATTGAGGAAGCAGTTAAAGACAGAGACTTAATTTTTATTGCGGCCCCTACCCCGCATGACCCAATATATGGAGGTGAGACCCCTACTAGTCATTTACCTAATAAAGATTTTGACTATACAATAGTTACTAACATTTTAAAAGAAGTCAATAAGCATGTTAATAAAAGTCAATTGGTTGTCCTCATTAGTACCGTGCTACCCGGAACAGTTCGCAACATCTTAGAACCTTGTATCACTAATGCAAGATTCATTTACAACCCTTACTTAATCGCTATGGGTACCGTAAAATGGGATATGGTTAACCCAGAAATGGTAATCATAGGTACAGAAGATGGTAGCATTACTGGTGACGCTAGTGAACTAATTGACTTTTATAAACAATTTATGCAGAACGACCCTCGATATGAAATTGGTACTTGGGACGAAGCAGAAGCAATTAAAATATTTTATAACACTTTTATTAGTACAAAAATTGCGTTAGTTAATATGATACAAGATGTTGCTGAAACAAACGGCAATATGAATGTTGATGTTGTCACTAACGCATTAGCAAAATCAACACATAGGATAATGGGCCCTGCATATATGATAGCGGGATTAGGGGATGCAGGAGCATGTCATCCTAGAGATAATATTGCACTACGTTACCTAGCAGACAGATTAGATTTGGGTTATGATTTGTTTGATGCAATTATGACAGCCAGAGAAAAACAAGCAGAACGTATGGCATTAAAATGTTTAACGTATGGTAAAAATGTTACTATAGTGGGTAAAGCATACAAACCAAAAGTTCCATATATCAATGGTTCTGCTAGCATGTTAGTAGGGTACTATGTTGAAAAACATGGTGGCACAGTTAACTACTATGATATACATACAGGTGATTTGGATTTAAAATCAGAATGGACTAATGTATATCTAATAGGGTATTGGGAAGAATACGTGTCTAACTTATTATTTAATATAAATTCAACTGTAATTGATCCGTGGAGAAAACTCACAAGTAAACAATTCATGGGTAACATCGTACATTATGGAAATACCAGACGTAATACAATTTAAATACGGTGAAGTATATCCATCTGAACATGTATTGTATTCGATGCGTGAACAAACGTTTAATATTTGGACTGATCTAAGAAATCATGCTAAATCTATTCATGTAATATACGCCGGCGCCAACTCAGACTATGCATTTTTTCGCCGATCTAAATTTGGGGTAGAAGCAGAAATCAGAGAAGAATACAATAAAGGCAAACGAAACTTTGTGTTTCAATGTCTTGCAGAAGGAATGATGGTAGATAATATACTACTGATTGATGATGTTATGGATTCATTATCAGATATTTTATCTAATATTGCGGTCTTCTATGTTACATCAGATCATTGTGGAGATCAATCATATATAAACATATGTAATAAACATTACAGATTAAATCGAATTAATATATTAGCAGGTGCTGGATTTGAATTTGGTTCTAAAAGTTTTTTAAGTTTTGCTAAAGAATATGTACCAGGACATAGATTAAAAAAGTTTTTATGTTTTAATAAAGTTACTAGGCAACATAGAATTAATCTGTTAGAAAAACTACTGAGACTTAATTTGGTTGATACAGCATATTATTCCTTTAATATTGAACCTGACAACTTGAATGTATTAAAGAATGATAGTAGAGGAACATTTGATGAAATTATAAAAATAGAAAATAAACTCCCATTAACGTTAAACATGACACTGGAAAGAAACAATCCGGTAGATGTGAGATTGGATGATTTATCATATTTTGATAATTCTTATTTTTCTGTAGTAACAGAAACTTTATTTTATAACCTAGATAATAGGAAATCGAATGAACTCTATATGAACGTAATTGATACGTATCCGGGTGTATTTTTTAGTGAAAAGATATATAAGTGTTTGGCTTTAAAGCATCCTTTTGTGTTGGTATCTACTTATGGGTCTTTGGCTGAATTAAGAAAACGTGGATATAAAACATTTTATCCATATATTGATGAATCATATGATGATATCAAGGATGATGATTCCCGATTAAATACAATTACTAATGAAATAAATAGACTGTGTAAGTTGTCTTCGGAAGAATGGATTCAATTTACATCTAATATAAAAGAAATTGTAGACCATAATTTCATTCATTTTAGTAACACTACTGACTTTCGAATAACCAAAAACGTAGTAAGTATGCTTAAATGAGTGTATAATTATAAAAATAAAGGAGTTACCCGTTGGAATCTAACATCACGCTATCAGATGCGGATCAAGTAATTAAAGGAAAAGTTGTTTTAAAAGAAAGACCTACCTCTGATATTGCAGACGAACGACACAAAGCAATGATGGATGCTATTGCTCCTTACGCAAAAAAATCTGTACAAAAAAACTTAACTCCTGTTTATGTAGATTACAAAACACGCAACACTAAGATGGTATTAGTATTGTGCCCTGAATGGTCCCCGTACATGCCGCCTTTCTCATTGGCAAAATTATCTGGCATTGCTAAGGCATCAGGATATGAAACAACAATCATGGATTTAAATGTTAGAGCTTTTAATGCTCATAAAAATGATTGGATTCCAAATAAAAAACTCCCGTTTAGACTATGGGATCCTGCCGCATCATGGCATTGGTTAGGTGATACTTACGCCAAAGATATTCACCCGGTACTTGAACCTTTATTATCACAAGCAATTGATGAAATCGTAGCATTAAAACCTGATGTTGTTGGCTTTAGTGTTTATTATATTAGTGAAGAACCAACTAAATGGATGTGCCAAGAATTAAAACGTAGATTACCTAACGTAAAAATTGCAGTAGGTGGACCTAATGTACACAAACACTGGTTTGCAATTCACGAATACTATGATTATGTTATTGTGGGTGAAGGGGAAAATAATCTATTAGTCATGCTTGACGAAATTGAAGAAAAGACAGAAGTTCAGTATCCACGTGTATTAACTCAACCTGAAGACCAGCGTATTAATATTAATAATCTGCCTATGCCGGATTATGAAAGTATTGACTTTTCACAGTATGAAATTCCAAACGGGATCAATAGTGAAATTAGTCGAGGATGTACTGCTAAATGCACATTCTGTGAAGAAACACATTTCTGGAAGTATCGGCAACGTCAAGCAGTTGACTTGATTACTGAAGTCGAATGGCTTTATTATAATAAAGGTACTAATATTATTTGGTTCATCGATAGTCTTATTAATGGTAATATAAATGAGTTAAGAGCCTTTGCATTAGCACTTAAAGAAAAGAAATTGAAAGTTAAATTTGCAGGGTATGCACGACATGATGGTCGTATGGATAGGGCATACTTACAAGATTTAGCGGACGGCGGTGCCCTGCGATTTAACTTTGGTAGTGAGTCCGGAAGCCAAAAAGTATTAGATGATATGGCTAAAGGTGTTACTATCAAAGAGATGGAACAAAACTTTATTGATTGTAAAGAGCTTAATATTGGTTGCGACACTAATTGGATTGTGGGTTTTTCTACAGAAGAATTACAAGACTATTCAGATACAATGACACTACAATGGCGTATGCGTGACAGCATTCATAATATGGGGTTAGGTGTTGGATTTGCAGTTGGCCCAGAAACTATTGCCGGACAGAATCCACATAAGTTTAATGTTAGTTATCAAAAATATCAAGGTCATTGGATTACACAGGATTTGAGTAAGGGAGGCACACACTTAATGGTGCGTGTAAAAAATATTCATATTTGGGCAGATAATATGGCACATTGTAAAGATGGCCCGCCTATCACTTATCCTATTCGTTTTTCATTGGCTAAAGACCACTATAAAATTAAATTCAATAATCCTGAATGTCGTAAAGAAATGAATTATGAAAAGTTTGATTATAATATCATACCACCAGTTGATCCTAACAATAAATTTGCAAATCAGTTAGTTAACGAAGTTTGGCCATTACTAAGAAATTTATGGAGAGCAAGAGGCGGATATGAAACAGAAATACATTATAATCCTGAGATTGATTTAAAAGAATTTGGTACACAATTTGGCCCGGGAATGTTTACTGCTGTTTATAAATTTAAAATTGATGATGATGGTAAGTGGGAAGCAGATTTTGATATGCATTTTAATCAAAATGTAGATAACCCAGAAGATAATAGATTGCCTCCGCCGGAAGGTCGTAAAGGTCCATTCTACGCACAGGATTATTCAAGGGCGCAGTCAAACACTGTTAAACGTGCAAGAAAATTAGCAAAGCCAAAGTGGTCAGATGAAGAAGGTCGTAGTGGGCAGGACTTTACTGATTTATTAAATGAAGAAGAATATTTGAATAAAAATGTTGACTTCTCATTCAATTTACATTATCAAGGAACGGGTGATTGGAGTAACTATAGAGATTACGAGATAAGAGTATCTGATAAAAAACGTGAGGCAATACCTGAAAAAGAAGTTATGTACGTACCTGAAGTTGCTACTATTGATATTACACAAATTAAACGTAGTAGACCAATGTTCCCTGTATAAAATAAATTTATGTTAACAACCAACAAAGAAAAAATAATGATAATAGCCGGGTGTAGTCATACATCGGGTTCAGAAATAGATGGATTAGAAGATTCTACTTATAGTAGACAACAATCATATGGCAATCAATTGGCACATAAAATGGGATATACACCTGTTAATATGGCAGAGCCCGGATCTACGAATCCTACAATAGCACGAAGTGTATTGCAATGGTTTAGTGAAAATTATAATTCATCTACGATGGAAATATTTGTGGTAGTAGGATGGACGGAAAGTACACGTATGGAAGTGCCTTGGCATAACCCGGCTCATTATGGAGCGCATTGCCCATATGGTGATTATTATGCTTCATCAGGATCACAATATTTACGGGTTAATATGGGTTGGTTGGGTCTCAATCCGGAAGAAAAAGAAATAATTCCCTCATATCACGAATTTATGGCACGTAATGAAAAATATTTAGAAATTGTTAGTGCTAATACAGTGTTGCAATTACAATATTTCCTAGAAGCAAAAAATATTAATTATATAATGTGCAATGTGATGCATATGTTTACCGAAAATGACAGTCATTTAAAATTCTATATAAACCAAATTAATAGAAATAAATATTATAACATGGAAAAGAATGACCAATCTTTTTTTATAAAATATAAAAACTTAGGTTATACCAATCCAAAAGCCAAATATTGGCATCACGGTGAAACTCCACATGCAATGTTTGCTGATGAGTTGTTAAAATTTATTAAAGGATAAAGATGTTTATAATAAGATGGTTTAAAAATTTAGTCAGAGAATACAAGTACCGTAAGCGCATTAAAGAATTACGTAAACGAGATCCATTTATCTACAAATGAACTATATTGGTATAAGTGCAGGCTTCCATGACGCGGCCCTAAGCGTTGTTGATGACAATGGTAACATATTGTTTGCCGGACACAGTGAACGCTATGATAAAGAAAAACATACAAAAAATTTGTCTTATGGTATAGTTGAAGATGCATTGTCATACACCACATCACGTGATATAGAAATTCATTATTACGAGAGGCCTTGGATGAAGTTCTTACGTCAAGTTCGTTCGGGTGAAAAGCCTAACCTATCTAGTTTATTTGTTAAAGATACAATTGGTACTGGCTTACTATACAAACTATGTGATGGTCGTGATGGCAAAGTTCATACACACAATCATCACTTAAGTCATGCCGCCGCAGGCTTTCAAACAAGCCCATATGACGATGCTACTGTAGTTGTCATTGACGCTATCGGCGAGTTTGATACTATTAGTATTTGGAATGCTTGGTATGATAAGAACGGCAAGGCTAAATACAAAAAGCTCTGGGGTCAAAAGTACCCAGACAGTATTGGATTATTCTATTCAGCAATGACTGAACGTGTAGGTCTACGTCCACTGGATGAAGAATACATACTAATGGGTATGGCCGCTTATGGTAAAACTACACACTTAGATGAAATGTCTAGCGAGTTAGTAGAGTCATATAGAGATATTATTTTCAGAGATAACTTACATACTGGTGTATCTAACGATTTCTTAAAAGGTGCAGACGATATGAGCATTGCTACTAGCACACAATTGATTGCTGAACAATTAATAATGAGTGTTATTAGCAAAGCAAGAAGTTTAGGTAGTAGTAAGAATCTTGTATACGGTGGTGGTGTAGCATTAAATTGTTTATCAAATAGATTATTAGGAAACTTTTATGACAACATTTGGATTATGCCTAATCCTGGCGATGCTGGTTCTAGTCTTGGAGCGGCCTGTCTCGGTTATGGTAAACGTGTTAATTGGACTAATGCTTTTCTTGGTCATGATATTAGTGGGCCTTACCCTGCCAATCGTATTATTGACTGTTTGGTTACCGATAAGATTGTGGGAATTGCTAATGGAAGAGCAGAGTTTGGCCCAAGAGCACTTGGCAACCGCAGTTTATTGGCCGACCCGAGAGGAAATGAAATTAAGGATAAAGTAAATGAAATTAAACGTAGACAAAAGTTCAGACCTTTCGCCCCAGTTATTTTGGAGGAACACATTGATAACTATTTTGATATGCCTCGTGGTTTCAATAACAGTAGGTATATGCAAGTCATCGCTCGTTGCAGGCATCCTGACTTATTTCCTGCTATCGTTCACGCTGATGGCACTAGTAGGGTCCAGACTGTTTCAAAAGATGGATCAGGGATAAGAGAACTATTAGAAAAGTGGTATATATTAACGGGGTGCCCAATGCTACTGAATACCTCATTAAATATTCGTGGTGAGCCAATGGTAAATGACCGAAATGATGCGGATAGATTTGAAAAACTATACAACGTACAAGTATTATCATAAGTAATCTTTATGCTAAGAGATGTATTTTATTACGGCAAAAAGCCCAATGTTCACCCTAAAGAAAAAGTTGCAACCTCACTAGAAGATGCACGACAACAAGCCACTTCAGAACATTTTTGGATTATCAATGAGTTTTGTGACTATCGAGATTTTGATTGGGACTTTGATTTTGAGTTTCTTTCGGATGCAGATGTCTGGGCTGAAGAACATATCAATGTTTGGCCTAGTCAACATCAAAAAGATAGTGGCACATGGTTAGTTAATACTGACAATAAAACTCCACTAACAATCTATCGTGCTGATGTTGATCCAATCAAAAGAAAAAATGAAAAAAATTCTAACTGGGTATTAAAAGATTCAATTGACGAATCTAAATTTGATTTTAGTTGGCATCCTGATCCAACTGATCCGTTGTACATTTATATTTTTCCAACTAATTGGAATCCCGTAGGTGGTCCTGAATATCATGTTACTGGTGCAATTGAAAAGAAATTTCTTACTACACAGATCGGTGTCACAGTTCCTCGAAAGGATAAGTGGAACATACCGTCTAATGTTGATACCGCTGGTTTTGATTTTAGTTGGGTCCCTCATCCTGATGATCCTCCGTTTATATATGAATTTAGAACTCAATGGCAAAAGACAGGTGGCCCTCAATATGTAGTTGAAGGTGCCGATGAAATTAAATATATCGATACCTTACGTGCAACTGCAATAGTAGATATGTCTCATTGGACACTACCAACTAACATTGATATTGAAGGCTTTGATTTTAGCTGGCATCCAGATGCAACAAGTCCACCATACATTTATGTATTTCCCACTCAGTGGGCATTGAGTGGTGGACCAATATACACTGTTGAGGGAGCGACTGAAATTAAATATGTTGAAGATATGGTTGCAAAAGCACTTCCAGACAAAGCTAACTGGGAAGTTCCGACGTTTGTTGACGCTGAATCATTTGATTTCTCATGGCATCCATATGCACAGGATGAACCTTATATATACCAATTTGGTACACAATGGCAAAAGACAGGTGGACCTGTCTACAAAACACCCGGTACTCATAAGAACAGTTCAGTTAAGTACATTGATACACGTATTTTAAAAGCAAATAGATTACATTCTAAGAAGGGTTTTGCTACGTTAAATAATTACCGTATAAAAGAGTTTGATTACTCATGGCACCCTGATACGACTGAAGAACCTTACATTTATGTTTTTGGTAACAATCAATACCCGGCAGAAATTATGCCTACAATTGAGTATGCAGTTCCCGGGGCAACGCAAATCAAATATGTAAATGAGATTGTAGCTATATTAGATGATGATCGGACTAATTGGGAAATACCAGATAATGTCGATATAACAAATTTTGATTTTAGTTGGAAACCTAATCCCAAAGACCCTCCCCTTATCTATGAGTTTGGTACACAATGGCAAAAGACAGGTGGACCTAAGTACATAGTTGATGGTGCTACTGAAATTAAATATGTCGATACACAGAAAGTTAATTATTTACCTAGTAAAAAGAATTGGGTTTCTCCGCCAGACATTGAACATAAGATGTTTGATTATAGCTGGCATCCAGATAGTACCGAACAGCCTTATATATATGAGTTTGGTACACAATGGCAAAAGACAGGTGGACCTAAGTACATAGTTGATGGTGCTACTGAAATTAAATATGTTGATGTAATTAAAGCAATAAAAAAATCAAACAAATTAAATTGGTATATTCCTAAATATGTTGACGAAGCGTCATTTGATTTTAGCTGGCATCCAGACAGTACAGATGATTCGTTTAACTATGAATTTACAACTGTATGGCAATCAGAGGGTGGACCTATATATCAAGTAGAGGGAGCAACTGATACAAAGTATGTAACTTTTCCTGTAGCAAAAACTTTATCAGATAAATCTAAATGGTCAATACCTAAAAATATAGATAGCGATGCCTTTGATTTTAGTTGGCATCCTCATCCACGTGATCCTGCATATATCTATGAATTTAGTACACAACACCAACGATCAGGTGGACCAATATATAAAGTAAATGGTGCTAAAGAAATTAAATATGTAACCGAACCAAAAGCCACGGCTATAGTTACTACTAATAATTGGGAAGTACCTACTAATATTGATGTTGCTGAATTTGATTTTAGTTGGCACCCAGATAATACTGAACAACCTTATATTTACGTGTTTGGAACTCAATGGGCATTGACCGGCGGACCTAAATACATGGTCCCGGGCGCTACAGAGATTAAATATATTGACAATATTATTGCCAAGGCTGCCCCTAATAGAAAATATTGGACTGTACCTGATACCATCGATGCATCTACGTTTGATTTTTCATGGCACCCCTATGCAGAAGACGAACCCTTCATCTATCAGTTTGGTACGCAGTGGCAAAAGACAGGGGGTCCGATTTATACACCACCTGAGGCTGATTCTACATGTTTTACAAAGTATATTGATACTCGTATTATTAAAGCAACCAGATTACCTAGTTTAGAAAATTGGGTGATACCTAATAATATTGATAAAAAATCTATTGATTTTAGCTGGCACCCAGATGATACTGAATCTCCATACATATATCACTTTGAAACACAATGGAATGACAGGGGCGGCCCAGAATACCAGGTGCCAGGTGCCACAGAAGTAAAATATTCATCTAGTATTATTGCTAAAACTAAAAAGTCTAAACATAATTGGAAATCATTAATTAATATTGATGAAGATAAATTTGATTACAGTTGGACTCCTCACCCGCATGACCCACCTTATATATATGTATTTGGTAATCAATATCATCCTGCAGAGTTAGAACCTACTATACAATATATAGTAGAAGGTGCAACGCAGGTCAAATATGTAAATGAGATTGTAGCAACAACACTGCCTGAACTAGATAAGTGGGAAACACCTCTGGGATTTAATAAATTAACATTTGATTATAGTTGGAGACCCAATCCAACAAGTCCTCCTTATATATACCAATTCGGTACTTTGCTAGATAAAGAAGATGGTCCTAGATATATAACACCGAATAATGATGGTGAAGTGGTGTATTTAGAAAGAAAAGAAATTGTTGTTTTAGAAATTCCTGTTGACGGATTTCCTAAATACTATGTTGAAACTACATTAGAAGATTTAGTCAAAAAACATCCCAATGAAATGTTCTGGGCATTAAATCCAGATTTAGAATATAGTAGTTTTGATTTTAATTGGAAACCCGGTATCGACCAGGCACAGTTTGTACATGCATTTGGTTCTAGTGATAGTGAAGCAACTCAAACATATTTGATTAACAGCAATATGTGGGAGAAGGGTCATAGAGAAATTAACTGGGTCAAGGACGTTAAGTTAGATGATGAATCATTGTTTAAACTGTTTAAAAAACCTGATATGTTCTTTGTTGATAGAGGTAATAAAGAAACACAGACTCGTTTTGATGAATTAAAAGAACGATTCCCTACTATACAAAAGACACGCTACCTAAATACATGGGTGGATACAATCAACCGTTGTATCAATCGTTCAAGTACTAACCTATGTTGGATTCTTAATAGTGAATTAGATTACAATAACTTTGACTTTGAATATTATCCTAATCCTTGGCAAATGAAAATGGTTCATGTATTTGGTACGCAGTGGAGCCATTGGGGAACAACGTTCATGGTTAACCGTGACACCTTTGCTAATGATACCAAATATGTTAAAATTATTGAACACTTGAATAACATTAACTTTGTTAAGGATCGTACAGCAGTAGCAACAAATGTATTATACGATACAGTTTACATTGACCATGGAAACAAACCAGTTCCAGAGAACACATTGGTCATTGAATATAACGAAAGTTATCTCAAAACATTTAAGAAGTTACTAGAACAATTACCTGATAAAAAAGAACATTTTGTTTGGGTTACTAGTTCAATATGTGATTATAATGGATTTGACTTTACATATATATGTGATCCATTTGCACGTGACCAACTACATGTATTCCCTAGCGATAAACAAAAGTTTGGTGATACATTCTTAGTTAATGTGAATAAACTACGTGAGTTAATTGATAATGTTGAAGAATTAAAAGACGTTAAAGTTAACTATAATCAACATATGCGAGTAAAACGTTTACCTGCCCCAACTATTATTACAGAAGGGGATACTCATGTCTCTACTATTCATACTGATTTTAATTTCCCTTATGCTACGTTTCAAACGATTGACAACCAAGAAATAAAAGTTGTTGATACTGAGCCAATGAGTTTATGGAATATTGAAAGTAAAACTATTAAAATTAATAGCGTGGGTGGATCACATATTATTGTACCAAAAGAAGCAAAAGACTATGTAAAGCGGGAATTATATGATTATCCATATATTCAAACTAGCAAAATATTAGCTAAATCTACACCAATGGACATTGTGTTTTTAAGTAACGGTGAGACCGGAGCAGACGAAAACTATGAACATTTATTAAAGACTACACAAGGACTACCTAATCGTGTTGTTCGTGTTGATGGAGTTAATGGTCGTGTTAAAGCATATCACGCGGCAGCAGAGGCAAGCAACACACCTTGGATGTTTACTGTATTTGCTAAATTAAAAGTTAGTCTTAAATTTGATTGGAACTGGCAACCAGATAGATTGCAAATACCTAAACATTATGTATTCCATGCTAAGAATCCTGTTAATGGATTAGTATACGGTCACCAAGCTATGATTGCTTACAATAAGAAATTAACACTTGCCAATGAAGGTAAGGGCCTTGACTTTACAATGGATGATGAACATGAAATTGTAGAGGTTATATCAGGAACCGCAAACTTTAATACAGATGAGTGGAGTACATGGCGCACTAGTTTCCGTGAGGCACTTAAGTTATGTGCTAATACTGATGAGATTAGTAAAAATCGTTTAGAGTTTTGGTTAACGGTTGGATCTGGTAAGTTCTCTGATTATAGTATTGAAGGTGCACAACACGCTGTGGCATATTACAAAGAAGTAGAAGGTAATTTTGACAAATTAAAATTAAGTTATGACTGGGCTTGGTTGCGCCAACACTATGAAAACCTATATAAATAAAATTATGTCTTTAGATTTTCAGTATTTACAATCATCTCGCTTCTTTCAATTTGGATCCTATTCACTAGAATTTAGTGAAAATAAAGAAGGTTCTGCTCAAAAAAGAAATATATCATTGTTTGATGCATTTTGGTATCCACCGACGTATTCAATATCTGATTTACATTCAAAAAATTATGTTTCATCAGAAGGTTATTTTGGTGCCTCACTTGAACGTGCATTAGATCCTACCGTAAAATTATCAGTTAGAAATACTATTGTGAATCAATGGAATGAAACATATAATGTAGTAAATAAATTAAATGTTAGCCCTAAAGCAGTACATTTTGCAATACAACCACCCGGTGCATTGTGGAAAAAACACACTCATTCTATTAACTGTAAACAAACATTGACATTTTGTTATGGTTTTACTGAACAAGCAATTAGTGGGGATAACCCTAGTAGGTTCGTAGTTGATAACGGCACTGAGTATAGTTTTGTATATCCAGGTAACAGATTCTATTTTACATTTAAAGATAATTTAAAACATCAAAGTATTTCAAACGAATGGAGATTTTTTTGGATATATGACTTTGACCAATATATAGATGTTCCTGACTCTGATTTTATAGAAATGCCTATAGTGTTAAATTAAAATGTCAAATTATATAGTTTGTTATCCGGCAGGTGCATCTGGAAGATTTTTATCAGCAACCATATTTAAGATTGCAAATAAAATGGATGAAATAGTATTAACAACTGATGTTAACTCCGGACATTTAGAATTTGAGAATAAGATAATACCGGGATATAATCCAATAGAAAACAACAATCATCCTTTTGTTTTTAAAGATTTGATACCTAATAATTTAAATGACACCATACCTGTTTTCAGTACACACGCATTTCCCAAATTTAAAATAATTGACCGAATGGATCAATTCAATGATACTAAATTTATAACATTAGTACATGAAACCGATGACTACAAAGAACTAGTTGCAAATGTTTTGATTAAAGCAATAGTTCCCCAACTTAAAACTATTCTTAGTTCTTTGGGAGGGGTAGAACAATTTAAGGGTAAGACATATTTTTATAGTGCAGTATATATTGTTATTAGATTCAAAGATACATTTGGATATGATTTAACGATAGACAATTTACTTGATATTGATACTATTAAAAATTTATATGAATTAGATTTAAAAAGAAGAAAAATAAATGAAGAGGAATTAGGTAAATTTAAGACACCAATTAATATACCTGATAGTTTTAAAGACCGCATGATTGTCATACAGTATAAAGATATTTTCATAAAAACAAAAACATCATATGTTGCATTGGACCAGTTAAGTAATTTCATCGGGCTACCCATACCTGCTAATGTTATAGATTCATATGCAAAGTATGTTAACAATCAACAATTGATGTTAGACAAATATTTTCCATGGTTAAATGATTACCAAATTATTTGACAAACAATTAGTATAAATATATGTTATTATGATAACACAAACATTAAAAATTTCAGGTTACTTAATTGGTGCGTACATTGCGTACAAATTAGGTTTAGAGGCTTGGTGTGTAGTTTACGGACTATTATACAACTAATCGTGAACAATAAAATTAAAACTCTACAAGAAAACTTAGCCAAAGACTTAGTTAGTTTGGAAGATAATGATTTGGTTACAGAACAACAACTAGACAAAATAACGGATGCATACACCCAAGTGTATGATATTATATCCAAAGCAATTGACAAAACAAAAGAATAAATATATAATAACTTAAAGGACTAGATGTATGAGTACAGAATTTTTTCGCAAATACATAGATATCGTAGACGAATCTGTGCGCGGTGTAATGGTAGGACAAGGCGGCACTGCGGTACGTCCAAACAGTCCAGAAGAAAGAGATATTGTAGCCAAGGGACTAAAAACTGCTCGGACATACAATAAAAACATGGCCAAATATGCGGCAGCCCCGGGCGAGAAACAAGACATAGATCCTGCAACAGCCCAGCGCCGAAGCAGAGGTGCATTAAGTGGTTCAATTATAGAACCTGGTACAGGAGGTGCTGACGTTGAGAAAGGTATGCCCGTTACTATACCAAGTGCTCCTGATTCAGGCACGTGGCAGACTAGAGCTATTAATACTAAAAATCCAAATGTTAAAGTTGGAAGTGACATCAAAGCTAATCAAGGCAAAGCAACAGGACCTCGAAAACCTAGCGCACCTTGGTAAAAGTTATTGCTGTATGAAGCAAAGAGAAAAGTGTTCTGGACGGGGGTGCGAATCCCCCCAGGTCCACCATAAGGAAGTTTGATGCGTATTAATGAAATTGCTAGTTCAAAACTAAGTTTCGATACAACAAAAGGTAGTAATACTATTGGTGTTGAAATGAATGTTGACGGGCAATATGCAGGAACGTTTCAATACGATGCAGATAGTGGAAGAAGTTTAGTAGAGTTAGATCCAATCTTTCAAAGCAAAGGATTAGGTAAAATTCTAATACTAAAAGGAATCTATACTGCTATCATGTCAGGATTAGACTATGTAGAAGATGAGTCACGCACCCAAGCATTTGACAATGCTATGGATAGTTTGGCAGATTCAGGATACATTGTCAACGATGATGAGTATTGGTATGTTACCGGTGAAGGTGAGCAATACCTCAAACAAGTTTCTTTATGATGGGCCTGCATAGTTTCGACAGGGCAAAGAGTAACAGAGTGGACAGCTCGGCAATGTGAAAGCCGTAGGGTTGGGGGAACTCGGCCGAAGAAGCAAAAACCATAAATGCAAACGATAGCGTTTATTCTTTAGCCGCGTGAGGTTAAGGTGCAGTAGGACTTACTGTATTAAATAAAAAACCACAATAGGAGCTTCGGCTCCTATTTGTTTGGATATTCCCATGTCCATGTCCCGTCCTGTAATACTTTTTTCCTTCTCCCAGTGACAGTAAACGACAACTTGGCAGAACCTTTTTTACCATTGATAATTGACTGCGGATTCTTTTTACCCTTAGTAGTAGGTTTGCCTGTTCTTGCCGCAGACATTTTTGATAAAGTTTCATCGGAGTAGATATTTACCTTGCCCTTGTTCCAAGGTGCCGATCCTCTAGGCTTCCCGTGCTTTAAGTTATAATATTTTTTACCAAACTCATTCTCTTTAATCATATTCAATAAACGATATTCTTCAGTTTTCATATCTGAGATTTGAATCATTTTTATGATACGCCTTTTGAAATCTTGCGGTCTATACCGAACTTCCCCCGTTAACCAATGTGATGAAGAAATGTATCCATCATCAGGGGTACCTTCGTGCGACCCAACATAATACATATTTCGGACCTTATCTCTCCAAATATAAATGAAACCCATATGTCTTTCTCCTTTCTATTATTTATCAATGCGTGAAAAAAATCACGCATTAGTAGCCTATTTTGTTGCCCTATTCTACCAAATACACTTACTTTTTGTGCAAACTGATAGTATACTTTGCGAGATGAACTATTTTATTGGGCTAGCAGTTAGTCAATAAATATTAGTCTAACTTGTTGAGAGACAAGTTTATTTTAAAAGGAAATCTTATGAAAAAAATCGCATTAGCGACATTATTAGCCGCAACAACAATGGTTGCATCAGCACAAGTATCAATCTCTGGTAAAGTTGCTCAATTTGTAGACAATACTAAAACTGGCGCAATAAGCAATACTAGTATCGCCGGCGAACCAACAAACAACATTACTATTTCTGCTACAGAAAATTTAGGTGGTGGTTTGAAGGCACGTGTTATACTTGATACAAGCATTGGTGCAAATACCATTAATGGTAGTGGTACTCAAATGGGTGATCGTCAAGGTACAGTTGGTCTAGCATCAGGCATTGGATCAGTTGATGTTGGTCGTAATGTTCACAGTGAATTCTTAGCAATCACTAACAATGATGTATTCGGAACTACGTATGGTTCTGTAGCAGGTGATGTACATAACTTGCGCGGGCTACGTGTAAGCAATGGCGTATTCGCAACAGTGACACCATTCAAAGGTGTGACAGTTTCGTATGACCGCACACAAGGTGCAACTGGTACAGATGCAACTAGTTATGGCGCAGTTGGTACATTCGTTGGCTTTACTGCAACAGTCGCTCGTTTTGAGCAAGGTACTGAAACTAGTACAGTAGTTGGTTTAAGCACTAATATTGCAGGCACACGTTTGACTTACACTCACAGCGATGACAAAGGAGTTGTAAATAGCGAAGGCGATTTAATTGGTATTGCCAAACCATTCGGCGCATATACTGCTAAAGCAAGTTATGGTCGTACTAACCAAGATGTTAAGGCTTACTCAGTTGGAGTTGGTTATGCTTTCAGTAAGCGTACTGACTTAGAAGTTGCATATCGCAACATTGACAAAGCTGGTACTTCAGCAGATGTAACACAAGTTGGAGTTGGTCTAATACACCGCTTCTAATCTCAGGGAGATTAAAACAAAAGGCTCTTCGGAGCCTTTTTTGTTGACATAAATACCTAAACGTGTTATACTTTCAACATGAAAATAGAACGTGCATTAGATTGGAACAAAGTAAGCAGTGACTTATCAAGTCAAATGAATGGCATTGGCTACAATCCAGACTTACATCGTATGCACAAAAACATTGATAAAATGGTAACTGAATTAAGCAAACTTGAGGTGGCTATTCGTAGAACGGGTAAATTTTCAATGCTTGATGATAAAGTAGCCGAAATAAACAAATCAATCAATCACCTAGAAAAGTTAGTGTTGATGGCCAATCTGATGAAGTAAATTTGACAACAAATGGGTTTGGGTATATAATAGAGTCTTATTCAGTCAAAAGGCATCTATGAAATTCAATGCAAACGCAATTAGTACTTTATACTTTAGAATCTCAATTAAAAAACGGCCCTATAGTGATGAAGAAATTTGTTTATTGATTACTGCTAGTGATTATACAAAAACGAATAATAAAGGTAAGATAATGCTAGGTAAAGCATTATATTTTAGAGAATTGCCACTATCTACTGAACAAACTATTATTGATTCTAACATTGAACACATTGCCAGAATTAATAACTATTCAACAGTAAGTGTGTTGTAAATTAACAACAACAATTTTGACATTAAATGGACTCTGTGATATACTTGTATTGAATTGATAAAGGGTGTAATATGGAATACAAAGTTGAAGGCAGTCGCCGCAACAAAAAATTCGTTGAGGCGATACTTCCTTCAATGATATCCCAATTAAAACTTGAAAACTGCACAAAGGCAGTTGTCATTCGTATCAAGGATGAGTGTGATGGTAATCAAGGTATTACGGTTGACCTATCTCAACTTACCGGTTGCTACATGGTTGTAATTAAACCTACACGCAAACTTAAAGACATTGGATTGACACTTGCCCACGAAATGGTCCATGTCAAACAATTGGCAAAGGGTATTCTTAAGAATAAACAAAATGGAGTAAACATATGGGCCGGCAAGCGATACACTAATAAAATTGCATACTTGGATATGCCATGGGAAATTGAAGCCTTCTCAAAGCAAGAATTGATTCTACGCAGGGCATTTGAAGAATGATGCCCGAAAACAAAAACATAGCACTTGACAATAAATCAAGTTTCATATATACTAGCATCTGTTTCTAAACAAGCCATTTCAAAGGAGATTATATGGCATCGCAAATTTCTGACAATCTAACAATCACTAGCGTACAAACTCGCAAGGCAATGCTAAAAGCGTTTAAAGCTAAACGCCCGCTCTTTATCTGGGGCCCGCCCGGTATTGGCAAGAGTGAGGTAGTTGCTGAAGTTACTGAAGAACTTGGTGGCTTTATGATTGACTTGCGTATGGCACAAATGGAACCCACTGACATTCGTGGTATCCCATACTTCAATCGTGATATCAATAAGATGGATTGGGCGGCACCTGTTGACTTGCCCGATGAAGAACTTGCAAGCAAGTACCCGATCGTTGTTTTGTTCTTGGACGAAATGAACAGTGCATCACCTGCAGTGCAGGCGGCAGGTTATCAGTTGATTTTGAATCGCCGTGTAGGTAAGTATTTCTTGCCCGATAACGTTGTTATCGTTGCGGCAGGTAATCGTGACAGTGATAAAGGTGTTACTTATCGTATGCCGATGCCCCTCGCTAATCGTTTCTTGCACTTGGAGATGCGAGCCGACTTTACATCATGGCAGAACTGGGCAGTTGACAAGGGTATTCACAAAGACGTTGTGGGTTACTTGTCATTTGCTAAACAGGATCTGTATGAGTTTGATAGTAAATCTAGTTCACGTGCGTTTGCTACACCCCGTAGCTGGTGCTTTGTGTCTGACTTGTTGAATGATGAAGACAACACCGACAGTGATACATTGTTCAATCTGATTGCAGGTTCAGTGGGTGAAGGTCTTGCTGTTAAGTTTATGGCACACCGTAAGGTTGCAGGTCGTATGCCCGAACCAAGTGACATTCTTTCAGGTAAAGTGAAAGACTTGTCTGTGAAAGAAATTTCGGCAATGTACTCATTGACTATTTCAATGTGCTATGAATTGCGTGATGCACTTGAAACTAAGAAAGTTGACAGTAAGAAATTCCACGAAATGGCTGACAACTTCTTTAGCTACATTATGACTAACTTTGAGACTGAGTTGGTTGTGATGGGTGCTAAGATTGCATTGAAAACATACAAGCTCCCAATTGAGCCAAGTCAGTTGAAACACTTTGATGACTTCCACAAGAAGTATGGCAAGTACATTGTCGAAGCAGGTAACTAAACAGAGGGGTGCTAGTCACCCTTCTTTTAACTAAGGATTATCATGTCAGGTAAGAAATATTTTTACGCATTGGGTCAACGTGCCCGAGCAAAAGGAATGTCTAAGGACCAAGGAATGGCCTTGTATGCTATTGAATCAGGACCTGACTATGCCCGAATTGCGTTTGACGCAGGATATCGTGGTCTTGCATTTAATTGACAATAAATTAAATATGTGTTACAATAGACACATAAACAACAAAGGACTGTTATGAGTGAAGTACTAAATCCCACTAAGCGAACACGTAGCAAGAAATACGAAAATCTTATCGGACCTACTGATAAGAAAGTTGACTTTGATGCACGTGAACGTTTGGTAACAGCACGTATTGGTTTGTTGTTGCGACAGTCATTCTTTGGTAATCTTGCAACACGGTTGCAGTTGGTTAATGCTGATGAATGGTGTGGTACAGCGGCAACTGATGGTCAGAAATTCTATTACAACAGCCGCTTCATTATGATGTTGAAGCCTAAAGAAGTTGAATTCTTGGTAGCGCATGAAGTATTGCATGTGGTGTACGATCACATGGGTCGTAGAGATCACCGCGATCCGCAAATCTGGAACATTGCCGATGACTATGCAGTGAATGCAGACTTGAAACGACACAAGATTGGTCAATTCATTACTACAGTACCTTGCTTGTATGAGCAAAAGTATGATGGTAAAGCCGCTGAAGCAATCTATGATGACTTGATGAAGAATGTTCAAAAGATTGATATCAATGATTTGATTGACCAATTGCTTGACGATCACATGGATGGTGATGACGGTGAAGGCGACGGTGAAGAAATTGACGGTAGCGGTAAAAGTAAAGGTCGTCCAAAACTTTCTGAAGAAGAAAAAGAACGCATTCGTCAGGAAGTTAAGCAAGCAATTATCAATGCCGCAAGTAGTGCTGAAGCAGGTCAGTTGCCACTAGGTGTTGAACGATTGATTAAGCAAGCTACTAACCCAGTCATGCCCTGGCGTGAACTGATTCAAACGAACTTGACTAGTGCAATTCGTACTGACTACTCTTGGATGCGTCCTAGCCGTAGGGGTTGGCACATGGATGCTATCATGCCCGGCATGACCCCGGGAGAAGAGATTGATGTTGTTGTTTCTATTGATATGTCAGGTTCTATCAGTAACAAACAAGCACAACAATTCTTAGGTGAGATTGGTGGCATGATGGATTCGTTCGATGGTTACAAGGTCCATGTATTTTGCTTTGATACTGACACATATAATCCACAAGACTTCTCTAGTGAGAATATGGAAACTATTGAAGAATATCAGCCAATGGGCGGTGGTGGTACTGACTTTGATTGTATTTTCAAATACTTGAAAGACAATGCTATTGATCCAAAACGATTGATTGTATTCACTGATGGCTATCCCTGTGGTAGTTGGGGTGATGCTGATTACTGTGATACGACATGGATCATTCATGGTGACAAGAATCCAAATCCCCCATTTGGTACCTATGCAATTTATGATGATAAAGTCCAGTGAAGAAATAATTATTTACGAATCACCGGATGGCGGTAAGACAGTCTATGCTCGTAAGTCGGGAGAGCCTCCAAATTCTCGCACTCTACATAGCATAGATCCTGTTTGGAAAAAAGAACAAGAGTTAAATGTACGTTGGGCCAATCTTAAAGAACCCGTATTTATGGCTGATAGTGACCCAACACTTAATGATGCAATAAGTAAAGTAGAAATGTTATATGCCCTCAAGAAAGAAAACTAAACACTATCTTGCAATGTGGGATATGTTAGGCCTTGAATGTTTGTTTGACGTTGGTGCTGAAATAGCAGAACATGATGCATGGGAAAAAGAAAAGATTGTTTCTATTCTTAAAGAACAACCAGTAACTAAAAGAAAAAGTACTATCCCGTTGCAAATGATGATCCTTCGTGCTAAAGTGAATAGCCAACGTGCGTATGAGATTTATGAATTCGGTAGCACTATTGAGTATGACGAATTGAAAGAAGCGTTTAATGATGATCCACAACCTATTGTTGAATGGATTAGAAGTAATGGTAAAAAAGTTTATAGTGATTACGTTAAACAAAATAGGAAAATGATTGTATGATGTATATTGGTACAAGCCTCGGTGGTTGTTTACTTAGCCTGTTGGCCGGCGAAGTGTCCGAGGACGAGGTAATGTTCATTGTAACACGCACTGATTGCCCTGACTACGATAAATTTATTGGTGTAGTTAAAGCATATCATGCACAAGGTAATCCTTTTGCCCGTAACCCTGCAAGATATAGTTTGGGTGATTACCCATTAGATGATGCAGTTGATTTGGCTAGTAGATTATATTATTCTGGTAGGATTCATCAACCAAGAACCTTTACTAGTAAAGGTGTCGACCCTGATTATGCACATCCTGCTAAACTGGGTCATGGATTGTGGATGCAAGTCGTACCTACAAATGATAATAGTACACCTGCAGTAGTTGAAGCCTACGAAAAATATAAAATGCTGGATACATTAACTAAATGACAGAGTATCAAATTGATCCGGTTAGTTGGTTTACGGAGCGTGAACTAAAATACACACCTAAACATTTTGTTGTATCTACTACCGCATTGACGGGTGACAATAAGTTATGGATATTGAATAAACTTAAGGGAAGATTTTCAGTTGTATTTACAGAGGACGGCATGGATGATGTACTTGTGTTTCAATTAATGGGTAAACCTGCATTTGAAGACCCCAAAGAAGCAACATTTTACGAATTGACTTGGTCTTGATGCCCAAAACAATTACTACGGAAAAAATAAGTAGTATAAGAAAATTATATTAAATATCTATAACACTCAAGGAGAATATTATGAGTTTTTTAAAACACGTCGGTAAACATGGTGATCGCAAAGTAGCAA